CGCCAAAAAGCTTGCGCAGCCGCTTGCAGCCGTTGATAAATGCTTGCGAGCCCAGTAGCACTGAGCCCACCGGCGCGCCCAGCCCCTTGCTCAGGCACACCGAGATGGAATCGAACAGCCGGCCGTAGTCCTGGCTGCGCTGCCCGGTGGCCACCAGCGCGTTGAAAATGCGGGCGCCGTCGAGGTGCAGCGCCAGGCCCTGCTGCTTGGTGAAGGCGGCAATCTCTTCTAGGTCAGCCCACAGGTAGCAGCTGCCGCCGCCGCGGTTGTGGGTGTTTTCGAGGCAGACAAGCCGGGTGGTGGGGTAGTGCACGTTGCCAGCGGGCCGCACCACCGCCGGCAACTGGCTGGCCGATAGCCGGCCCCGGTGGCCGGGCAACAGGGCCACCGAGGCGCGGGCGTGGTGCATAATGCCGCCCACCTCCCAGAGGTACACATGGGCCGTGGCTTCGCAGATAACCTCCGACACGGGCGCGCAGTGCGCCATGATGGCCAGCTGGTTGGTCATGGTGCCCGAGGGGCAAAACAAGCCGGCCTCTAGGCCGAAGCGCGCGGCTAGCTCGGTTTCGAGGCGGCGTACGGTGGGGTCCTCCTCGTACACGTCGTCGCCAACTTCGGCGGCGTGCATGGCGGCCAGCATGGCGGGGGTAGGGCGCGTTACGGTGTCAGAGCGCAGGTCAATGGTAGACATGTTAAGCTGTTAGCTGGTAGCTAGTAGCCGTTAGCTTTTGCCCAACTACCAGGGCTGAAAAAAGCCAGTAGTTAGCAGCGGCTAGCTAGCTGCTAAGAATTAGGGTTTGGAAAACCAAAAGTAAAGCCAAGCTTCTAGCCCAGTAGGTTGGCAAGGCAGGCCAAAATGCGCTGATTGCCTGCTACGGCCCCTTTCATACGCTTGGCACCGTCAAAAACCAAGGATACCTGCTAGGGTACCCCCTTTTTTCTGGTTTTTCGGTCTCAAAATGAGACAGCTCAACAATAAAAACTAATTTAATTGGGGTTGAGCTAATTGCTAAAAAAATTCGCATATTACATCATGTAGATGTAAGAAAATGCTTCATCTCGGCATCATATAAGCGCCAGCTACTAATACAGTAGGCGTTGTCTATGAGCCGGGACTACACTGATTCGCCTATGCAATTCTTGCTGTGGCTTCGCAAGTCGAAGCTCAACAAGGCGGGTACGGCGCCGGTGTATCTGCGCATCTTCTTGGATGCCGACACCCGCTCGGAGTATGCTACTGGCATTCGGTGCCGCCCCGAGGAGTGGAACGCCCCCAAGGGCCGACTGCGCAGCAACGACGAAGCCAGCCGCGCCTACAATAAGAAACTCAAGAAGCTACTGGGGAAAGCGGAGCTAAAAGCCGACCGTCTGCAAGATGCCCGCGACGAAGACCCCACGCTACCCCCGGTTATGCCGGCCGACGTGGCGCTGGCCCTGCGGCCCAAGCCCAAGGCAGCCGCCCCGCCCCCTGTCCTGCTGCGCCAACTCTTAGCAGACGCCATTCCTACCTACAGCCCCAAAGCATCTTCCCGCCACAACGCCCGCAATCTGTTGATTTTCTTTAACAAGTGGCCCCCGAGCGCCACCCTGACCTTGGACCAGCTCACCCGCGAAGTAGCGACTACCTACGTGCAGTGGGTGTCCCAACAAAGTTGCGCGACCAGCACCAAGCGCCACCGCGTAGGCGTGCTGGCTGGGTTGCTCGCGGCGGCGGCGCCCGGCCACCCTACCGTCTTTGCCAAGCTCACGCGCCTACTCGGGGCGGCTTTGCCGCCTAAGAGTACGGTACTGCCGCCCGACTGGCAGGCGCAGTTTCTGGCCTTGCGCTTGCCCCGCGTGCAGGCCTTATCGCGGGATGCCTTTATGCTGCAATACTACCTGCACGGCTCGCGTATCGGCGTTATTTTGGAATTGCAGTGGTCCCACATCGACTACCAGCAGGGTCGGGTGCGCTTCACTACCCACAAGCACCCTGTGGCAATGGACATGGCATTGCGGCCGGAAGTGCGCGAGATTCTAGCGCGCTACGAAGGCCACGGCGGCGCATTTGTGCTGCCTCTGCTGCCGGCTTACTACTTCTCGCTCGATGAAGATGCGCGATTTAAGATGCTGCGCACAAAAGAGAACAGTATCGGCATGGCCCTGAAAGGCATTTGCTCCAAGCTCGGCTGGCCTCGGCTCAAGTCGCACCTGGCCCGGCACACCCTGGCCCTGCGTGCCTATCTGGCAAACGACAAAGATTTGCGCGTGCCCCAGCAGTTACTAGGGCATAAGCATATCAGCACCACAGCCCTTTATATCGCGGGGTTGGACACCACGGAGCTGGACGCCGGCGCCGCTAACGCTTACGGCTAAACCTGCCTTACCATGTGCACCTGCTCTACTTCTTACAACACCCAGGCCATCCTAACCTGCTACTTCACTCTAGCTCTTCTGTCTCCCCTACAGGAAGCCCAGGCGTGAGGGCGGCTATTCCTTGGTAGCGGGCAACACGATAAATACCTTGTCGCCTACGTCCTCAGTTTCAGCCTTGCCTTCCTTGATTCGTCGGTACACCTGAGTTACTGAAATGCCTTCCTCATCGGCGTACTGCTTGATAGTGCGCAATCTTTTAAGGTAGGCAGCAATTTGCGGGTTGTCGGTAGCCACTTGGTTTCGGGGTATGCTCAGCATGGGTTCGGCGCGAAGGTAAAAAATATACCGTTAAAATTTTGACGGTGTAAATATAACCGTTAAATTTGTAACGGTTAAAATAACAACCTTCACTATGGCAGAAACGACCGAGATTTCTTGGACAGACCACACGCTCAATTTGTGGTGGGGGTGCGCCAAGGTGCACGCTGGCTGCGACCACTGCTACGCCGAGTCATTCAGCAACCGCTACGGGCACAACCTGTGGGGGCCGAAAGCCCCACGCAAGGCTAGTAAGTCGGCTTTTCGTGATGTAATGAAGTGGCAGCGCCGGGCCGCAGCCGATGGTGTAGTGCGCCGGGTATTCGTCGGCTCGATGATGGACATCTTCGAGAAGCCTTTCCCGCTCATTGATGCCCAAGGCAACGCACTTCCTGAGACTACCGGACACCTGCGCCTGCGCTTCTTTGAAGAGGTAGTGCCGAAGTGCCCGAACCTGCTTTTTCTGCTGCTGACTAAGCGGCCCGGCAATATTCTAAAATACATACCCGAAGAGTGGCGGGCTACCCCGCCCGCCAACGTCATGTACGGTACTTCGGTAGTAGACCAAGCCACGGCCGACGATATGATTCCGAAGCTGCTTGAGGTGCCTGGCCGCCGGTTCCTCAGCATGGAGCCGCTAATTGGGCCGGTAGAGTTGCGGCTTTACCTAGGTCACAACTTGACTAAAAAGCCTGGCTCTATATTTTTTGAGCAAGACTTCTGGTATGACAAGCCGCACTATATCTGCGAGAAAGGGCATGTATATACTGTCAAAGTTAAATCTGAAGGGCTGGGGCGCGATGCTTGCATTGAATGCTATGGCACGTTAAAGCCCTGGAAGCCAAGCATTGATTGGGTCATAGTAGGCGGTGAATCCGGCCACGGCGCCCGCCCAATGGCTCAGTCATGGGCGCGCAGCCTACGCGATGAATGCCTTGAGGGAGAGACGCCATTCCATTTCAAGCAATGGGGAGAGTGGGCGCCGTGGAGCGAGCAGGGCCCAGCCCCAGGCGGCCGAAAGGTTGGCTTCTTCACTAATAGCGACGTGTGGCACGAAGGCGAATTAAACGGCTTTCGTCAATCAATGGTGCATGTCGGCAAACATGAGGCGGGCAACTTATTAGATGGTAGACTACACCAAGACGTGCCAACTATAGATGCGCTGGTAGCTAACACGTTGTAAGCTATATTTGCACTGACATTTGCCCACTCACCCTAATAGAGGGGAGTGGAACCGACAGCGCGAAGGTTACTCTTAATAGTGCGGGCCATGACCGGCTGAGGGCTATTGGAAATGCAGTGCGGCACCGGAGGTCAACCGGGTAGAGCCAACGAAAAAACCTGCTGCCTTCGCACATTTTTGCCCACTCATCCAACAGGGAGAGTGGCACCGACTGAATGAGGTAGGTTTGAGGAATTGGCAAACTCCCGCGGGCGACCTCGCGGCTTGGAATGGCGTCCAAGAAGCTCGCAAGGCTTAAAGGCGGTTCGATTCCGCTAGTAGATGCAGGTTCGAGCCCTGCCCTCTCTCATTCAAAATAGAAAGCCCCGTACCCTAATAAGGACGGGGCTTTACTTTTGAGCTAGGCAGCTTGGGCAAGTTCGGCTTCCGAGTAGTGGCGCCACTGCCGCACCACCGGCCCGGTAAAGCATAAGGTCCAGCAGCCGCCCCGCGATACCCACTCTATTATATGAATGCAGTCGGCTGCAATCAGGCGGCGTTCGCCCGCCCGGCGCAGTACTGTTTCTACGCCGCCCGCCTCAAAGCGAAGCTCCAGATAGCTGCCTTTGATGCCGATTGATTCTATATCGACGGGGTGGTCGTGCGGGTCGCCTGCATCTGGGGCATTCAGGTAGTGCAGGTGCGCCCACCGTCCGTCTGGCATTTCGCCTAGGGTGTACTTGGTGAGCGGGCCGAAGTGCTTCACCTCAAATGGCCGGGCGGGGTCGAGGTGCGCCAGAAGCAGTTCGCGCAGCACGTCGGCATGAGTAGCTAGCAGGGCCTCTAGTTGCTGTTGGTCGGTCATAGCTAAAAAAAGGAGGGTAGCGGCTCTCCATCCGATAAGGTGAAGGCAATAGGTTGGCCTTGGTCTTCTATATCGTGACCTTGGGCGCGCAGCTGTGTGAATGCTTCGTCACGCTTGTAGCGGTTCAACATGATATCAGCCGCCCCTACTGCGTCCTTGAATAGCTCTTCCACACTGCCAGACTGCACGTTGATGCCGCGCACTTCATGCACAAAGCCTATCCACACGCCAGGCGTGTTGCTCTCTTTGTAGCGTAGGTGCAGGGCTAGGTGTGGAGTAGGGGCGAGGGTGGTATAACGAAGCATAAACTAGTGAGTTAAGGCCACGGCTACCGCCCCTAGGGACAGCGCCAAGGCTATTCGCCAACCTTAGCGCGTAGGCGAGCATACAGGCGAGGTTGGTCAGAAAAGAAAGATTTACCCGCCTCAAGCAGTGATTGCCACGCCTCGGGGTTGCGCACGGCTAGTCGCAGCAGCAGGCCATTGGCCCGATTCGGCACCTCGCCCTGCTCGTAGCGGGTCCACTGATTCGGCCCAAAGCCTAGCAGCTTGCTCATGACTGCTGCTGACAACTCCAAGCTTTTGCGGAACATGGTTAGCTCATGCGGGGCTGGTATGCCGTAACGCTCGCGATAGGGGCCGTACACCTGCTCCACATTGTGGTTGTCGGCGTCTTGAGTCGTGAAGCGCTCGCCTGTTTCATCGCAGACATAAAACAGACGGGTATACCTATACTCGGCGCCCCGGAACTCAGATGTTTCTTCAGTGGCGTGCAGGTAGGCCAGGCCATCAGCTAAAGGGCTAGGCATTGTAGCGGGCAGGGGCGGGTTACTCCATTGGGGATGATTCATGCCTTTAAGTTACGACATAAAATGCAATAAATCAATAGTTTATCTATAAATAATAGCAGTGGCTGCCGCCCCTAGGGACAGCAGCGCCGCCGCGATTCGGGCGTAGCGCCAGGTGCGGGTGAGTAGGGATTCTAAATCGCGGCTAGCCATGCTTGCCAACTCTGCGGCTGGCGCGCTTGGGAATTGAGCGCGCAAGGGCTTGTAGACCGCAGCCCCCGGCCAGCTGGCGCTATCACTGCTGGCGTAGTACTCCGTAATGTCTAGGCGGCCGGCGGCCCGGCGCGCCAAGTTGAGTAAGGGGGTGAAGTAGCGGCTGAAGTACCCGGTTAGCAGCACGGCCACGGCCAGTAAGCCCAGCAGGCCAGCCAGCCAGTGCGCGAACCACAGGGGGAGGCTTGCCCCGGCTGAGAGGGCGGCCAAGGTCAAGCCGCGCACCCAATTACGGCGGGCGTGGTAGCCCTTGCGCAAGTTGTCCTGACTGCCGTTGGCGGTGATGTCGGCATCATTCAGCTTCACCTCAGCGGGCACGAAACGAGCGCGCCAATACCAGTAAGTTAGGGCTGCTAAAACAGTAAATATTATCAAGTAAACCATTGGTTATTATACGTTTGTGTTGTAAATTAGATGCATGGAAGACCTTGTAATTCAAGCCTGGAAGGATGATACTTTCAAGCTTATAAGCACTAGGCGGCGGGCGGATGATGTGCTTGAAATCACCTTGCCTTACAGCACGCTTACCGATAAATTCGTCAGGCTCTTTATCGATGAGCCAACCATAGGCAATTACCTCATATCTGACGGTGGCGACCTGCACAGCGACGAGTATGAGACAACGGCCGAGCTAGAAGTGTCGGGGCCATTTCTTCAAGGCAAGGAGTTGCTAGCTAAGCAGGCATGGGCTGGAATCAAGCAAGAGGGTGAGGCATTCGTCTGCAAGACCGATTTGCGCCAACTCACAGCGAAAATGTTTGATATGGCTGAGTTTATTCAGTTGTCTGTCAACCTTGCTTACCTAAGCACCTAGCCACCACTCCTTATGGATGCAGTATATCATTGGGTAGGGTTCAGCATAGTGTGGGCCGCCATGCTCGCGCTTTCGGTGGCTTCGTTTTATCTCGTTTATCAGTGGCTTATCAAGCCGCATTGGGGCAATGCTATGCTCTGGCTGCGGGTACATCTGCTAGGGGAGAAATTCGTCAGAAGCCGACACAAGGCCCGCGTGTTAACGGCCGCCTATCAAAAGACTACCCAGCTAGCGGGGTGGGAGCGTAACCTGCTGGCCTTCACAATCAGACAGGCCCGCCGCGAAGGCAGATGCGTCTAGCCCCCACCGCCCTCCCTCTACTAAAGAGGGGAGACAAACAAAACCTCGATTATGGATTACGGTATAGACAAAGACTTTAAGGCCTGGTATGCGGAACGCCTGAAAGTGGGCGGGATGCCGAACCCGACCGACCTAGACCCCAACGGCCGCTTAGCCGACCGTGAAGTATTTATCAATGTCTGCGACGTGCAGGACGGGCCGGGCGTAAATCAAATGCTGATGCTAGGCGCCCGCTCGTACTGGTTCCCGCTAGGCGAGATAGTGGGCTTGTGCTCGGGCAGTATCTATGGCGCTATGACGGTACTCTTCACGGCCTACGCTCGGGATTGGTCGGTATACCTGCACTGCGCCGCCGGCATCAACCGCAGCCAAACCGTAGCCGACTGCTTTTACTACTTGATGACAGGCGAGCATCGGCCAAGGCCGGCGCACTGGTCACATATCGGCACCAAAGAGCAAACGGGCGTGATGCTGAAGCGCAACTGCGAGCGGGGCAAGCTTCAGCCCCTGCCGATAATGGAGGCGTGGCTGAAAGAGCTAGCCAACACCATTTCGTGCATCGGTGGCGGAGAACTAGACAGCACCCGCATGGCGGCCGGTTTCCCGTGGGGAGAACCGCAAGAGTCTGTTTTAAGCGGCCCTGTTGACCTTTTTGCCGGCCGCCCTCCCCTATAAGGAGTAGCCGCGCCGGGCGGCTAGGCTTTGCGAGAGAACAGCAGATGGGCTAGATACACCAGTATGCAGATAGCCAGCGGCGTGTAGCCGAGTATGGTGATGGCGTTAGCAGTGCCGCCTTGCCACACGTTGATGAGGATGCCGAGGGCGAGCAGGCCAATAAGGAGGCCGAGAGAACCGTTTTTCATGGCTGTAAGGGGGTAATTATTTGATTGCGAGGTAACCTAGCCCAGCAGCGACGCCAGCTAGTAGGTAGTTGAGAAAGCCCCGGCGGCGGGCTACCTTCTTCCACCAGTCCACTTTGATTTGCTCATTCTTGAGTAGTTCGGCCTGCATCACGTAGGCTTTGCCCTGGCTTTTCAGGGCTTGCTCCGTCAGGTTCTGCGCCCACAGGGCCGAGTCGGCGGCGCTCTTGAAGTGGTAGGCCGAGCCCCGCCACCGCTCCGCTTCTAGTCGCACTTTGGGCAGGGTGCGCAGCGAGTCGGCAATACGCTGGGCTTTAGGTACGGGCAGGTAGATGGTGGGCACCTGCGCCCAGGCCCTAGTACTCGTTAAAGAATTGCTGAAGCTGCTTAGCAGAAGCAGGAGTAGGTACTTGCGCATGGGGCGTTGGTTTGGGATGGGTTTCTAATCGCAGGGCGGCGGCTTCTTTGCGCGCTTGGACCCCCAGGGCGTAGGCTTCGCGGCTATGGGCCACGGCCGTATCGGCTACCACCAGCAGGGAATCGGCGCGTTTTAGGGCTTGGTCGCGCTGCTTTTGCAGCAGTTTTTCTTGCTTGCTGGGCAGGGGCTTCTCGCTGCTATCCTGGTGGGGGGTGTTGCACCATTTCACCAGCAGCAGGAGCAGCAGCAGGGCGCCACCAATGAGGTAGGGCAGCGGGTTGCGGCGGGGTTGGGTCGGTTCCATTAGGTGCTGGGGGCTTGTTTCGGGGGCGTGATGTTGGCGAGGCGCTTGGTGCGCTTGCGAGGCTCGGGCTTTTTCGTCATGCTAGTATTTCCAATTGGAGGCCGCGTAAATGCTCGTAGTCGGATAGTAGAGGTCGTACACCCCCGCGCCGTTTCGGCCCCCGCCCCGCCCGGTATTGCCAGAGCGTAGAATGAAGCCCCGGCTAGGCCGGCCGGCGCGGATAGGGCGGGATTCCCGCGCTACCAGCAGAATATGCCCGATGCGGCCGAGGTTGCTATAGTAGAAGCCCACCTTATCTCCCAACTGTATTTGGTCGGCAGACCCGCGCTGGCCGCGCACGTAGTAGGTGCGAGGGTTATTGGGCTTGAACCAGTTGTACGACCCGCCAGCCCCAGCCGGGAAAGGCAGGCCGCACGCCCGTTGCACAGCGGCTTGAAAGGCGCCGCACCACGAATCCCCTTTGCGATTGCCCGTAATTTTTAGGTACGCTTCAACTTCTACCCCGTCATTGTTGCCGGTCAACTCTCGCACATAGAGTTGGGTATAGCTCCATTTAAGCGAGCAATTGGCGTTTGCTAGCTGCACGGCCGGGGTAGGCTGGGCCTGCGCGCACCGGATAACCAATAGCACTAACCCGACTGCTGCCACTAGCCGTGCTAAGGTTTGTACTTGCCGGGCGCTCATACAATCAGCGCCGCAGCTAACAGGGAGGCGGCCCACCGAATGCTTTGATTGATGCTAATGCGCCCTACCACGGCAAACTTGTCTAGCGAGGCTAATGCGCGAAACTCTACCTTATAGTCGTCCTTCGCCCAGGCCGTGGGCTCGGGGTGGGTTACTCGCTGAAGCACCCAAGGCAGGATATAAGACAGCACGTAGAAGGTGGCCGCCATAATAACCTTAGAGGTGGCCGTGCCCAGTGGTACCCAGCCGCTTGCCGTGGCACTGGCTTCTACTTCTGCACTCGTCGCGTTCAAGTCCCCCGGCCCGGCGTGCGGCACGCCTAGGTTAGTTAAGTATTGTAGCAACGGGTGGCCCACAACGAATAGAACAGCAAGGGCAAAAAGAGCCGCATAAAGCGCGAGCTTACGCCACGGGATACCAGGCTTTGCAAGCGGGTCAGCAACAGTAGGTTTGCGGAAGTAGAGAAAGCATATCAGCCCTATGGTTGCTAGCGTAAGCAGGGTGAACAGCAGGTCAGTCCCGTCAAATTGAAGTGTGATGAAGTTGAGCATGGAAGCAGAAGCAAGTAAGTAGTGAGAGATGCGCAGGCTATAGCGCTGGCTTGAAAGTGCTGTAAATCAAAAAGTCGTCTAAGGCTACAAAAGAGTGCAGTTCGTTTGCCGCTAGAAACAAGTCGCTCGGCGCCTCTACTCGTTGGCGGCGGGGCTCGCCTGCCTCGTCGTAACCGAAGCTCTCCTGCCACCACAGCAGCGCCCCTTCATTCAGGCGCAGGCGCACGGTGGGGGAGACCCGCACCCGTGTCGAGTGCGCCCCGACCAAGCCGCCTGAAATAATTCGCGTACAGGTAGCAGTCTCGGGGTGAGCGCAGGGTAGTTGCAGCCAGTACACCCCCGGTATGGGAGACAGGGGCATGTGCGCCGTGGGGATGCGCGCCGATTCAGGCGGCGCGTCCCCAATGGTGATAAGCAAGCGCCCACCGAGGTCGGCCAAGTCCTGCACCAAGTCGGCGGCGTAGGTTTGGAGCTGCGCAGCCAGTGCGCTTTTGTCTGGAGGCGGCATGGCTACTTATCATTTAGGAATTTGAGCAGCAGGCTATTCATTTCGCGGACACTGGATTCGATGCGCGGCAGGCTTTGCAGTTCGGTTTCAATCCGCACCAAGCGCTCGCGCAAGCCCTGCACCTCCTTTACATCTTGGTCAAGCTTGCCCAGCCGGCGCTCGGTCTCCCGCTCGTGCTGGGTGGCGCGGGCCTCTACCCGCTCCCCTAGGCGCTCGTAGTCGTTGCGCATCATTTCCGCGAGCTTTTCGCGGGCGCGCTCCTCGCCTTGCCGCTGCGCATCTAACTCCCCTGTTTTGCCCTCCACCTTTTTCATGCGCTGGCTAATAGTCTGTCCGTCCTCCCGACTTTCCTTGCGCAGCGCCAGAATCACATTAAGAACAATACTGAGTACACTGACAATGAGCGCAAACAATCCCACGTAGGCCATCCAGGCCGGCATCGTAGAAGCGGAAGCGGGGGTTTGTACTAAAGGGGTGGAGAGTAGGGGGGCGAGCACAGAGCTAGGCAGAAAAGAGTGATTGAGAGAGCGGCTAGTGGTCGCGTTTCAATAGGAGAGAGCGGAGGTGGGCTAGGTATTGCGGATGGCGAAGTAGTCCACCGAGCTAGCGGGCACGGCCAGCGAAGCCAGCCCTGTATTGCGGAGCGTAAGCGTAAAGCCCGTGGCTGTTTTGTTCTGCCACCCTAGCTCAACGCCTAGCAGCCCGCCGGTGGGCTTGGACAGGAATAGCTCGTAGTTGTTATCAGGGAAGGGCGTGGCGAATGCGACCGGCACCGTAGAGGCAGGGGTGAGTTGAATCGTAATAGCTTGGGTAGCTTGGTTGCCGCGCCGGACCAGTGCCGTGTCGAGCTTGCCAGCCAGCGCTGTTTGCACCGCAGCAAGGGCCGTAGCGTTGCTGGCTGCTGCGGCTTTGGCTTGGTCGGCCGTCGTCTGGGCGTTAGCTGCTGCGATAGCATCGGCATCTGCTTTGGCTTGGGCCGTATCCGCCGCCGTTTTAGCCAGGTTGGCGCTAACCTGGGCGGCATCAGCGGCCGTTTTAGCCCCGTTTGCCGCCGTTTGTGCGTTGGCGGCGGCCGTAGTGGCGTTATTGGCTGTGGCTTGGGCCGCTGCTGCGGCTGCGAGGGCTTGCTTGGCTAGTAGCTCGTCGTCATTAGCTTTCTGGAGCGCTGCGTCAGCCGTGGCCTGCGCCTGCGCAATCAGCTTTTCGTCTGCCGTTTGCTTGGCCCGGTCAAGGGCGTCCTGCGCCGCGTTGGCGTCGATTTGTGATTGCTGGGCTACGTTGTCGGCATTGGCCTTGTCGGCTAGTGCTTTGGCCGCGTTAGCCGTAGCCAGCGTTACGGCATCGTGCGCCGCATTCAATTGGTCAGCCGCGGTATTAGCAGCCAACTCAGCAGCCGTGCTGGCCTGCTGGTGCTGAAGCAACTCCACGGCTGCTTGCTCCGCATCGAGGCGGCTTTGAATGGCATCCAGCTCAGCCAGTATCAGCCGGTCGGCAGCTTGATTGGCGGCCAGGTCAAGCGAGAGGTTATCCGTGGCTGCTTTTACTAAGTCTAGCCGGGCGGTCAATTCATCCAAGCGGGCGCTTTGGGTAGTCTGGCTCTCGGCTATTTCGCGGAGTACTTTCTCTTGCGCGTCGTTAACAGTCTTAGCATTGGTCGCCTCTAGTTTTAGGGCCTCTACCGCTTGCTCTAGTACACTTGTGCGTTGCCGCAGCATTTCCTTAGCGAAGTACAGGACGTTGTTACTCATCGGCCATTGCTGGCCTTCAGGGGTAGCTGGCGGGCTTTGGCCGCGGATAATCTGTAGTTGCTCTGGGATAGACACCAAGGGCGCGCTCGCTCCCAGTGGGTTGGGAGCGAGAGGCACGCCAGTGGTTTCGGCTAGGGCCAGTAGGGGCGCGGCTAGGGCGACGTAGTACTCCATAGGTTAGCGGTTTACAATGCTCCCATCCGAAAAGAGCTGAATATTCTTGGCACCCGCACCTGGGAATGCGGCCATGCTCATCACGTAGAGGTCACCAGCCAAGTCGGCATCGCTGCTAAACATTGGGGTGCCGTTCTGGAAGTAGTGAATAAAGCCGCTATCGCGCACTGCCTCAATAGCATCGCCATCTGAAATAGGGAAGCTGGCCGAGTTGCCATCGTTCATCGTGGGGCTCCATTGGCCCCCGCCCATCCGCACACCATACCGGGGGAAAGGCACGGGCGAATCTAGGCTAGCAGGCTCACCAGCAGGCCGGAAGCCGGTGTAAGCGAATTGCTGCAAGCCGGCGTCGTAGATTACTTTTAACTTCACTACTTGCCCCACCAGCTTTTGCTTGGTGTAGACTGCCGATTCAAATTTAAAATTGTAGGGCTGATTTGATACCCACGAATTGCCCGTAACAACCGAGTTTACAGTCTCTTGAAACACGGCATCCACGTAGCCCGGTGTTGGGGGCGGAGTAGGTGTACCAATGGTATAGGCGGCTGTATTGGTGAGGCTGTTGCTAACAGCGCCACCGCCATAGGCCGCCACGCGTACCCGAATACTGCCAACCTGATAATCGCCATCTGGTAGCGGCACAGGGTAGGCCGTGACGGGCTTAAACGTGGCGCCAGCATCGAGCGAATAATCATGCAGAGCCAGGGGGGCGGTAGCGCTCCAACTCAACCGCTTGGCGCCCGTGTCTACTTGCAGTCCTGTGGGCACGGGTCGAACTGGTACAGGTAGCGCCGCTACGCGCAATAGCTCAGGCAGCAGGTGGCGGTGCGTCCATGACTTATAGCCATCGCTGCTGTAGTGTACGCTATCGTACTTATTAGCCGGATAGGCTTGGTCGAAGTTGAGCGGGTAAAGCGTGGCGTCTTGACGGTAGTTGCTCAGCGTACCCGTAGCACCAAAATCGAGGTAGCTGTCAATCGCAGCATTGTTAATGGCCTGCCGCATCGTTTCCACGACGTTTTGCTGCGTCGGGTTGCCGCTATCCTGCCAGAAGCGCGAAGGCGGCGCGGGCACTAAAATTACCTTAGCCCCCGCCCGCGCCATCTGGTAGCTGGCGGATTTGAGCAAGCCTATAATATCGTTCGTTTCCGAGCCATTGGCATACGTCAGGCTATTTATCCAGCCTTCCAGATACACGATAACCTGCGCGTAGTTGGCCTTATTGGCGGCGATATAATCAAGCAGCGGGGGCAGTTTTTGCTCAACCAACTGCAAGGCCGTGAGGCCGCCTTGCGAAAAATTAAAGTCATCGGTTATCGCGGCATACGCCCCCGAAAACGGCAGAATGTCGCGCAGAAAAAAGCGAGGCGGCGCGTAAGGCGAGCCTGCCATGTGGCTGTCGCCGTAGAACAGCACCAAGACAGGCAGCGCTGGGCTGGTGGTGTACGCCTGGGTGTTGGTGGCAGAGAGGCCCGTACCATCAAGGCGGCCCACTGAGAGCTTACCTACTGGCCGCGCGGCCGGGCCTACGAAGGTGCCCACCCGGCCATTGAAGTCCGTAAAGGAGTTACTGAGTGCTTGCTTAGCCATAATTTAGAGCGTTTCGGTGCCGTAATCCGCCGCCGTGCGGCCGCTGGAAGGGGTGAAGTAGAGCACGTTGCTGGTGTCGTCGTAGGCGAGTGCGCTCGGGTCAGTAGTGGCGCCTGTGTCTGGTACCGAGGCCGAAACTGCCAACCCCGCCGGGGTGGCCCCCTCTGCTTTTAAGCGCACCAGTAGCGTAGCCGAACTGGTGCCAGGTACCGTAAAGCTTACCTTTCCGCCACTGGTAGCAGGCGAGGGTAAGTCGGCATAGGTGGTGCCATTATCCAAGCTGTAGGCGTAGTTGGCGGCGGTTTTGCCGCTGGCTGGTGTGAAACTGGCTACGCGCTGGCTATTCACTGCCAGGTCGGTAGGCGCGGCAGGTGCGGGTGTAGGCGTCCCGCCACCCCCTCCCGCGCTCGCCGTCATAAAGGCAATACCCTCGATGGTATCATTCGCGCTCAGCGTATAAGGCGGCAGTACTGAGAGCGTAGGCGGCACGGCACTGGTATCAAGCGTGTACATGTTGCTGGTAAGACCGACAACCGGGTACTGGCCGGGACCGGGGTTGGCGTCGAACACCTGCACCCCGCGCACCGATTTGGTGCCAGCCGGCAGCGCAAACGTTTCGCCAGCGGCGCCGGTGGCTGTGAGCGGGCCGAAGGGAATAGCGCCACTAGCCCCACCCGTGCCTGCATAGCGGTCGGTACGGTAGATGTAGAGAGAACTCAGGTCTTGTCCTTTGCTAAGCGAGCCTAAGAAGTACAGAATATTGTCCTGTGAATCAAGCGGCAAGGCGGGGCTAGCGGAGTAGTAGCGGGGCTCGCCTGGCAGTTGTGGCACGTTTTGCAGCGTAGCCAGAAACTTATACCCGCCAGTAGTATTACTGCGGTAGGAGTAGACGCCTTGCAAGTCGCTAATGGAATCCAACTCGTAGACGGTGTTCGCATCTACTGGCGTGGGGAGCAGGAGCCGCGAGCCGTTTTGCGAGATGACATTGCCCGTGGCTGGGTCGATTGCCTTGTTGTCAGCGGCGGATGAGGTGTCGTAGCCGCTCAGAAACAGGCGCTCGCGCAGCGCGCTTAGCGGCGCGGCCGGGTCCGTGTCAGTTACTTGGCTTAGTTGCGCGGCGACGTAGGTCGGGTCTAGCGCCCGCGCTTCGGAAGAGGTTGGCATTAGCTAGGCAGGGCAGAAGCGATGGGGAAAGTGAGCGTGGTCGCAGTGGTCGGCACGCGCCAGCGGTGCAGGCCCGCATGGGCGCTTTCGTCTCCGCAGTAGACGTGTAGCAACGTGGAGCTAACCCGTATCATGTACATATCCAGGGGGTTGCCAGCCAAGCCGGCCGGCACGTTGCCAGGGCCGTAGGGGGTGGCGGGCACGCCGAAGTCGCGTAGGTGCTGCCCGTTGCGGAAGTGCGAGAAGGTGTTGCTGCGGTCGTTATTCTGACCACCATAGAGCACGACAATGTCCTGCCCGTCCGCGTAGGCGTTAGCGCCCGCAATCCCGCCGTAAGCTGGTATTTCGGGGTAGTCGCCTTTACCTGCGCCCTTGGCTGCCGAAGTGCCGCGGTAGAACTTCGCGGCCCAGGTGCCGGGCGTGGTGCTGCCTGTGCCTTGCACTAGCCCCAGGTGGTACGCTCCCTCCGGCACGCCCTCGTTCTGCTGCGGCTGGTAGGTCAGGTAGGTATTGTTGGCGAGCTTGGGGGTACGCATCCGGCCGCCAAAGCCTTTGAACGGGTAGGGGTCGCTGCCGCCAATAAAGCTGCTGTTCACGGTCCATAGCCGCTGCACGGCGCCGTAGGTGGGGTTGCCGTTGGCGTCATAGCCCGTCACCCGCTTTTCTTCCGCCCAAAATACCGCCGGCCCGGTTTTGGCATCCCAGGCATCGTAGTTGCCGCGCATCACCCGCAACTGGCCGCCTTCCATCTGCTCGACGTTCTGCCCCCCGTTGCCGTAGTCCTCGATGAGTTGGCCGGTGAAGCGCAGATTGCCCGTGGCTGGCAGTTCTACTAGTGCTGTGCGCGGCTGGCCAGCATTCGTGCTGTTGTCGCGTACCTGCGCGTAAGTGCGCCCGTTGCCGCCGCTTACCTGGCTGGGCTTGTGGGTCAGCACGTTCACCATCCAGGTGTAGCGGGTGAAGTCGAGGCCAGCCGACCAGTTCTTGACGAGCTTCCACGAGGGAGTAGCGGATAAGCTTTGGTCGCCCGGCTTGGCGGTGTCCAAGCTTACCTGGTACTCCAGCATTCCAACAAAGAGGCGAGTAGGGTCGGCCTGGTCGCCGGCCAGCTGCAAGCGGTCGGGCAAGTAGCTGATTTGCCCGAGGTAGGCGCGGGCGGCGGAAAAGTGCAGCGCTCGCAGGTTGCAGGTATCGAGCACCCAGAACGAGCCATCAGGCGCGAACTTGACAAACGTAAACGCCGCCCCGAACGGGTCGCGGTCGGTGGGGTTAGTCATGCTTAGCGGGTCGTTAATCGTAAACCAGAGCTTGTCGTAGCTTACTGCTGGCCCGTTCGTCTGATACCCCCCAGCCTGTCCGTAGGTCCACAGATTGCCGCCCGCTGCGGTATAGGCTTTGAGCTGCTGGCTGCCGCCGCCATCGGCCACGAGAACGATGTCCTGCGTAGCGTGGCAATCTAGGCTTAGCGGCGCTACGAGGCCGGGCAAGGTGTTCTTTTGGCTGAAAGAAGCCGCGCCTGACCCGATACCGTAGCGCACTACGCTGGTGCCAGTAATCACGAGCAAGTCTCCTGCGGCGGTGAACGCGATAGCCCCTGGTGCACTGACGCTGAGCGTGCCCTGCGCCGCCCCGGTGCCTACCTGGTAGAACTGCACGGCATTCTGCGCCCGCCGGGCTACGGCGATGTAGGAGCCATTCACGGCCAAGCCCGTAATGCGGTTAGCTACCCATGCGGCGCGCTTGGCGTCTCCGGTGCCGCTGTAGACGACTGGCGAGGCGCTAGCGCGGGGGCTCAGCACGCCGTTTTTAGTGACAGTGCCCACGTCCGCCCCGCCATACGTGACGCTGGCGCCGGACGAGAACGGCGCGTAGGCTTTCGTATCCTGCCGAAACCGGGCAACATAGCTCGCTTCGTAGTCGTCAAAATCACCCCCGTTGCTGACGGCGTACACATACGTAGCATCCGTGCGAGCCAGCATGAAGTTATCGCGCAAGTCGCCAGGCAGCACCGGGCGGGGGGCTTGCGTGCCGGCGGGGCTAGCGACCAAGCCTGCTTGCTGCTCGTTATAGCCGAGCGCGGCGTAGGTTTCGCCGCTCGGGCTGATAGCCAGGTCGCTCATGGTGAGCAGCGACACGTAGGGATAAGCTGTCCAGCTATCCGACGTATTGCAGAGCAGTTCCCAAGTGGGGTTGCTGTTGGCGGGCTTGTAGGTAACGCGCAGTTCTAGTTGCGAGCGGTCGAGGCTCACGACAGCCCCGTCGTCGTTCTTGCTATCCCAGGTCGAGAGCAGCGAGGCATTGGCGGCGCGCGCGTCGCTGCTGGTAAGCGTGCGCAGTAGTTGGGGGCTATCCTTCACGGCAATAGCCGCGCTGACACTGGCAGCAAACGGCAACAGCGCCAAGTTGGGCGGGGCGGGCAGGGCCGCGGGGGGCGTGAGCGCCAACCCCTGCCCCACAAGGTCATCGTAGAACGCAGCAAAGGCCTTTTTAAAGGCGGTAGGCAGGTTGTCAAAGAGAGTAGCCATAGCTATGCTTTAGAAGGGATGCCTACTTGAATTTTATTCGCCGTTAGCTTAGCCTGCCACTTCGCAAAAAGGGCTTGCTCGTCGCTGTATTTGGCCCCGTCCCGGTAGGTATTGAGCGTATTGCCAGCGAGTAGCGCCTTGCTGTTGGGGCCGACGTATTTCCGGAAGTCGGACACGTTGGGGTCCGTGCTATTCGGGCTAAATGGCCCCTTGCCGTTGGCCGAATTAGTGAAAATCAGGTTATTGCTGATTTCGTTGAAGTCGAATTGCTCGCTGCTGTAATTCTGTCCGCGAAAAATTGCCGCGGCGTTATAGATACCGTCTAGCTTGGTTTTGCCATCTGGCATAAAGCCACTTACTACTAGCTCGTTGTTGCTGTAGCGGTTGTGATGGCCGGCGGCGATGTTCAGGCAGGCATTTTGGTAGCCCGCAATCAGGTTGCGCTCCGCGATGATGTACTGCGGCTGCTGGCTGGCTGGCACTCCTTGCCCGCCGGCATCCGTCGTAATGCCCGCGCCGGTATAGCCCCCACTCGTCGGGTTGGCTTGGTAGCCGCCCCAAATGAGGTTATCCTGCACCAAGAAGGGGCTGGCTGCGGTGCCCCCGCTCTCGCCAATGTTGATACTGTCCTCTACCCGCGAGAGCCCTGGCTTATTGATAATCTGATTCCAGGCAATGGGAATATTGGGGCGAATGACGTGCTGCACCTGGATGGCTTGGCGGTAATTAGCGTCAATGCCACCGCAGATGTTGTCGATGCGGTTGAAACGCCACAGCAGCTTGTCCGAGGCCGTGGCATTAGCCGACCAATATTCTACTTTCCCGCCCGCCGTGTTGAGCAGGTAATTATTTTCAAACTCTACGTTACGCGGGCGGAAGGCGTAGAAGGCCCGCCCCCGCGTAATGCCAATAGCCTGCGTGCCATCCGCATAGAACCGGCAGTTCTGCACGCGCACATTGCTGTTGTCGGTAACGTTAATAAAGTCGTTCTGGCTCTTGCTGGCGAAAGTGCAATCATCAAAAATGACCTGCCGGCCCGAGGGCATATAGACGTGCGCGCAGTTGCCTGCGCCATCGTTGCGGAAGTTGCGGCCGGAAATCACGATAGGAGCGCCATCGCTGGCATACCCCGTCTCCGCCCGAATCACACACACGGCGCCGTAGGTGCTGCCACTGGTAACGGCGGTTTCGTAGGTGTACGAGCTGGCCGCCGGGTAGTCCCGCGTAGCCGAGAGGGCATACACGTTCCCTACGGGCTTGGGCACGGGGAGGCCAGCGGGCACGACCACGGGAAGCCCTTGGTCTGCCAGGTCCTGGTACGCGAGGGCTATTGCCTCTTGGATGGCGCGGGAGAATTTCGAGAAGTCGGCCATTAGCTGTATTTCAGAAGGCGTGTCCAGCCTAGGTTTCCGGCATTTTGTTGGCAGTAGCAGTAGCGGTAGGCATCCGTCGCACTGCCTTGCTCAAAGGCATCGAAATAGTCGCCTTTCACCATCCCGGCAAGCGCGGCGGTTTCTAGGTCGGCAGTGCCGTAGTCCACCAAGTCCCCGTAACTCCATAGATTGGAGGCGTCACTTACCGCGTCACGCACCGACTGCGGCACGTTGTTATTGTCTCGGGCGGGAGTGCCAGGCGTGCCGCCGCCCCCACCCAAAACGGCCGTGCCTACTACTGTATCCCCAGTTAACAGATTGGCTTTTTCGCTTATAAGAAGTGTCGTGCCGCTTAGCCGGTAGTTGAGTAGCGGACGGGTGGGGCGGGGCTCGGGGCCGGCCTGTTGCACGCGCACGTCCTGCACGCTTGTGGTGCCTGCTGGCAAAGCATAGGTGGCGGCGCCGTCCTGTGCTGTATCGAAAGAAAAGTCAGTGTAAGTGGCAGATCCTCCACCGCCGGGGGTGGTGGCGAGCTTCAGCACCAAGCCGCTGTCGGATAGGTCTGTTTCTAGCCACCAGTATTCGGCACCTGCTACGTTAACCGTGCGGTTACGACGAGCCGCCTCGGGCACGGACGCGCAAGCAGCGGCTAGCGTGGGGTAGCTGGAGCCATCGGCTTGCGCATAGTAAGGGTCAGTCGGGCCGCCGTTCAGGTTTAGAAACCCGCCTGGCCCTTGGCTCGCTACTTGGTCGGGGCTAAGCATAGGTAAACTGGTGACGGGCTGAACTGGTGTAGGGCGTGGCGATGCTCAGCACGTAGGGCGTGTAGCCTGGCACAGGGGCACCACTGGCATCGTTGACAGAAATCGGGGCTTGCGCCACGTATTTGGCCGTGAGGTTGAGCCCTTGGTTGTCGAGGTCGGTGACGCTTTGCAGCGTGCGGCCGGGGGGGAGCACTATGGCGAGCTTCAGGGCCGTGGTGCCCGTGTTTAAAATCGCGGTTCTTTCTTGCGTGTCGGCGGCGGGCTTTGCTGCCAGCTGGCTTTGGGGCAGTCCACGGGCCGCGGCCGAGGTCGTAGGCGCAGCGCTAGTTGGCCCGAAAAAGAGCGCGTAGCTGCCTGTAATTACCACGTCAGCCGAGAACGTGGCGTTGTTGCTGTTGACGCCCGAGAGGCGGTAGCGGCGTGATTCTCCGTTGCTGGCTGTAAAGCCCGCCGTGGAGGCCGACAGCGTGCCATCGTTTGCCTCGTTGTCAGACAGCGTAGTGCCAGCCGTTACATCTTGTAGTTTGAGGCTGGCTGGCTTGACGTTGCCGCTGTTGAGCGTGCCCCAGGCTACGCTTTTAAAGCCAGCCAAGAAAGGTGTACCAACCTCTACCGTTTGGCTGCCTTGCCCTGCAATAGTAAAGTACACAAAAGCAGGGGCTTGGTAGCGTACCAGCATGGCCCGCAGCAAGCCCTCGGCCGTGACATTAGCATAGGTCTGCCCAGCCACGATGCCGCCCACGTTCTCAGTCGGCGTAATCGTGAAAGGCGCACCCCCGCCACCTAGCAAGCCAACCGGGAAATTAAGGTTGCGCTTGCTCGGGTCCGGCTCGCTCGGCCGCGTACCTGTTACCAGGTCGTCCGGCAACAGGGAAGTAGCCGTTTGCAGCTCGGATTGCTTGACCCCAACGAGCGGGCTAGTAACGGGGGCGGGCATGGCGTGCTGAGTTTATGCCGCGTATGCGCGTGCGATGAGAGGGTGTAGCCGAGCCGCAGCTGTGGCCGGCCGAAAGAGTGGACTCACTGTTTCGGAAGGCCGTAAGCCGCGAGCGCAGTGCTTCCGTTACCGTTTCGTGAGCAGCCAGCAGTGTAGCTTTTTCAGTGCTTGTAACTGGCCGGAAAGTGCCTCCTGGGTCGGTGGGGGTCGTAACCCCACCCTTGGTGAAATCCTGGCCGTGCTGAGGTAGAAAGCGGGTGAAGCTGGCTCGTATCCAGTAGGGCTTGAGGTATTGCGTCCAGAGCGTTAGCAAAGGCTCGTAGACTAGCTCGGCTTCGTCCGGCGCAGGGGCGGGCACGTCGGCCGCGCTGCGGTAGACGCGTTCGCGGCGCAGGTAATAGGCATTGGCCGTGCGTGGCACCCCAAACACGAAGGGGAGCACCTCGGGTACAGTCAACTGGTCTACTGCCTCCAAAACTGAATACCCCAGCAGGGGCACCAAGTCGAGCGTGTAAGACTCGGCCACGAAGGGCTGAATCTGCCGGTCCTCGATTTTATTCGAGAAGGGCAGGGCCTTAGTGAAGTCGGCCAGTGTGAGGGCTAGCGTACTCATGACTGCGCGGCTAGTGTTTGGGTGGCGACTTCAACCGGGTTGAGCTGGCCAGGCATCACCCCAGCGAGCGAAGGGAACAAGCGCCAGAAGGCGCGCAGCGTCATTTTTTGCGTAGGGTTCAGGCTGTTTTGCGTCAGCTGTGCCGCATTTACTAGCTCTTGCACCGTGCCTAGCTGCCCAGGCTTGGCAAAGCCGGCCAGAATGGGCGGGATGCCGATATGCCGGCATATTTCTTGGCCTACGGCTTCCTTCTTATCACTCAGCCACTTCAAGTCTGTGGTGGTGTTCATCGGCGTCCAAATAGGCGCCTGCTCTTTGTCCTTTACATCGAGCACTAGAATATCCTCCCGCTCGGCCCCTTGCTCCTGCGCACCAGCCACCGTGTAGCGGCGCAATAGCTCGTCTTGGCGGTCTTTTTCGGTCAGCCCGTGCTCATCTACCGTTTGGTCGTCTGCTTCGCCTAGCATCGTGAGGATGCCTTTTGCGCGGAAGCCGCGGCGCACCTCTGTTAAGTCGAAGTTGGCGTAAGCCGCCTCCGTGAAAAGCGACTCCAGTCCAGGCCACTGCGGGGGTAGGGGGTAGTCCTCCTCTCCAGCCTTGGGGGTGTAGATGAAGAAGATTTGACCAGGCTGGCCGTAGGGCTTTTTGGTCTTAGGGTTGATAACCTTGGCCTGGCGCAGCAGATCCAGCACCACTTTCTTATCCGGGTTAAAGGGCTGGTGCTCCGTAGTGTCCGTCGCCTTAAAGCCCTTGCGGCCAAACTTGTGATTCAGCAGGTAGGTCCCGTTGGTGGTTTTGCGAACAGAAGCGAACGGAAGGATATGGGTCTCGCCTATGGTGTTGCCGTTGTTATAGCGCACCAGCACTGCGGCCCCGTTGAAGTCAGCCACGTAGGAGCAGAGTTCCGCCCAAAAGTCGTTGGCCGTTTTGCCGGGGTAGCCGGGCACGGGCGTGTCGCCCATCGTGTCCACCTCTTCGGGGCGAACTAGCACGCCGGTTTTCGGGTCGCGCTCGGGAACGGGGAAGCCAGTCCCAACCAGGAACTGCGCGCGGCGCTCGATACACCGATAGGCAGTAGGGCTGGCCTGCTTGGCGGCCATCGCTACCACTGGAATCGTGTTGCCTAGCCCGTGGTGCAGGTCGCGCCCGCAGCCGTCGCCCACGTAGCCCCTGCCTTGCTGGGCACTGGCGCCCAAATCGGGGAGGGAAGCAGACAAATTAAGAAACCCCCGCACGGCGGTTGCGGATGCGCGAGGGCTTCTTGATTTGGTGGGCTGGTCGGCCATTGGTGATTAGTCTTTTTTCGCTTCGTCCTTGTCTTTTTTGGTAGCTTTTTCGGGGGCGGGCTTCGCTTCCAGGAAGTGGCCGTACCCGTACTGCTTGAGCAGCGGAACGTGCTCGTCGGTGAGGTTTTCGGCCGTTACCCGAATGGTTTTGCCCTCAACCTCGATAGGCGCGCCGTACTTTTTGGGGTCGCTGAAATCCTTTTTAAACTGGTGGGTGGTGCTAGGTGCCGACATGGGTACAGCCTGTTGCGCAACGAAGCGTTGCAGTTGATAAATGATGCGGTGGCGGCGGTTGCAATGCTCGTTGCCGCACTGCTGGTTTAGCTCATCGAGCTGGGGCGTCGTGCAGGCGGCCTGGTTCTCCAGCGCCGCCTGCACCTGGGCTAGCACTTCCACGCTACACGCCTACTAGGGCATCGAGGTAATCCTGCGTGAATTGGAAGTCTGCCTCCTTATCGGTCGTGGCCGGGGTCTTCGCGTTGAAGATGGGCGGCAGGTTGGGCTCGGCTCCCGTGAAGGTGAGCAGGGCCGTATTGTCGTCGTCAATCTTGGTGCCCGTGCCGCCGGCTACCGTGGTAGCAGCGAGGCCCAGCGCCGCACCGTACACCTCAAACTGGTTGTCGTTGTTAGGCGAGAAAATCACGATGTCCTCGGCCAGAATCAGCGCTTCCATCGCGTTGCGGTCGGCCTGGGTGCTGTAGTAGATGCGCCAGAGGTAGGTTTGCGAGAAGCGCGTTTTGCCGATAGCAGAGGCCGCTACGCCGAAGGCGCCCGAGTTTTGAAACTTCTGGGTCTCAAACTTCTTGAGTTTGCCCGAGGCAATGGTGACGCCGGTAATGGTGCCATCCGTGGCCTTGGTGTAGCCCGTAATGTCAATGCGGCGGCAGAAGTAGCCGAAGTTCCGCACGCCCGCGATGCTGGTAAGTGCGTCGCAGTCGGGAATAATGGTCGATAGGTTTACAATGCAGCCCATAGCAGCTAATAGCTAAAAGTGAGGGAAGTAGGGCCGCCACCTTAGCGGCAGCGGCGCCCGTCAGAATTGCTAGTAGGCTACCACTACCACGTCGCCATCCATGTACTGGAGGCCGAGCTTGTAGCGCATGCGAATGTTGTTGAGGTCGGTATCTTTCGAGTACCAGCCCTCGAACTTCTGCGAATCCTGGTAGGTGTCGGTGCCTACTTGGAAGCCACCACGAACCATCAGGTAAGCCCGACGAGTGAAGGTGCGAGGGTCGCCAGCAGCGTAGGGCTTTAGCGCTTTCTGGCTGATAAGCTTGTTTTTTACGACTTCGATGCCGTTGAAAAGAAGCGTGCCTTGCGGGTCTTTGTAGAAGTCGTAAGAGCGCTCACCAGTGGTGGCGAAATTGCGGTTCGAGGCTTCGAGGTTGGCGTAGAGGTCGCGGCTCAGCACGATAACTTTCTCGTCGTCGTCTACCTCGTCCATCAAGTCTGACTGGCCGTTGTAGAGATTGGGGAGCAAGATGTCGCGGACATAGTTCGCGGGGAGCGCGCCCGTCTGCGGGATAGTCTCCGCGCGGATGATGCCATCCGGGTCGCTATCATCGGCACCTTTGGCCGCCACGGCATCAAATACCTTTTTCCAAAAGCCATCCATGCTGGATAGCGTTTTGAGTAGTTTATACTTAGCGTAAGCAGCCTTATCAGCTGCCGAACCATCGGGGCCGGGGTTATCCACCTTGGCGCCAGCGTTTAGCGTGGTGTCGCCAAATTGTACGATGCTTAGCAGGTCGCGCTTGCCGACGTTCTGGTACAACTCCATGATAACCTCCATCAGAAGGGTATCTTCGAGGTTGTTCACGTCGTAGCCTTTCTTGCGGTACAACTCCCAGAAGGTGCCAGCGAAATCTTCGGCGCAGATTTCATCCCAGATTTGCAGGTTGGTCGTGGTGAGCAGCTTTTCGCGGGCAATAAATGCGCCGCTATTGGTCCGCTCGCCGCAGCCAGTACGCTTGCGCGTAATGCCGTCCTGCATGGTGGCCATGTACATTTTCTCGGGCACTACCACGTCCTCGCGAACGGTAAAACCGAGGTCGGTCAGCTCTTGGCTGCCAAACATGCCCCGCTTAATTACATCACCAGGGGTGTCAACGTCCTTACCGTAGTAAGTTGTCTCGGTGAGATAGATGTCGATAGCCATTACTACTTGCGGTTAGAAGAGGAGGGTTGAGTGAGGCTAACCATCAGGCCGCCAGTGTTTTTAGGGGAACCAGTCTTTGCCAGCATATTCTGTGCAGCGCCGGGAGGGGTGGGGTTGCCAGCCGAGCCAGGTACTACTTTGGCGAGCTTGTTGCTGAGCCCCGTCACTTTGCGGTTGGCAACGTTCAGTTGGTTTTCCAACTCTGCGATGCGCGCCGTAGCAGCCTCTAGTTCAGCCGTGCTGGCGGCGGGGGCAGCGTTGTTCTCGGGGGGGACATTGCCAGCAGCCGAATCATCGGCGGCGGCATCCGTGAGCGAGGTCACGATGCCAGCGGCCACCGTTACATCACGGCCATCGGCTAGGCTGTAGTCGCCATCGGCGTAGGCTACCGTTAGCTCGGCATCCGAATACACGGGGGTATCCACGGCTAGCGTGTCGCCCTCGAAATACATGGTGTCGTTGTCGGTTACCTCAGCCGAGGCGTTGACCACGGCAGGCGCCACGGGCTCGGCCGGGATAGCCTCGTTTTTAGGCGGGGTGCCGCCGAAGAAGTTTTTAATGCCGGTCAGCACATCGTTCACGATGCCTTGTTTCTCGGCGGCAGAAATAGCCATAGTGGGAGCTGGTTTGGATTTCGGGTAATAGTTGAGCACGCCCTCGGTGCCCACCGGCGCCACAATGGGTGCATCGGGTATCTTGCTCGACACAAAGCCGTAGCTAATGCACTCGTCGGCCGTAAGCCAGGAAGTCTTATTGATTAGCTCGTTAGCTGTTTCGGCGCTCATGCCCGTGCGGGCCACGTAGCGGCTGACGAGCTGCGCCTGAATCTTATTGAGCAGGTCGGCGGCGGCCTGAGCATCATCGGCCGTCAGGTTCCACCCATCCGTTGAGGGTTTGTGCACCATCAAGAGCGCAGCGTCGGCCATTTCTACCGTATCGCACGCGATAGCGCAGAGCACCGCAATAGAGGCGCAGAGGCCCTCAATTCGGGCCACGGTTTTGACGCCTTTTGCGGCTAGCCCACGTACATAATTGTAGATGGCGTAGCCCTCTACCACGTCGCCCCCTTGGCAGGCGGGGAAGTGCAGGAAAACCGTCTGCGGCAGCGCGTTGTCAGGGGCGGGCTCGCCAAACAGAAAGCCTTGACCCTCTACGATATAGCGCACATCTTGCAGCACGGTTCCGTAGAACCAGTCGCCTAGCCCGATTGTATCAGAAAAATAGACGTGAGCCTCTGCTTTTTGCATGATACAAAGGTGATTATGAAGTATATTCGCGTAAACAAATACACCCTACTAGGCCCTACTAGGCCCCACCAAATGGCCCAGAAAAAACCCGACAACAAGCACGCGGTAGGCTACCTAAAAGCCAATGTTCCGCGCTCGACAGAAGAGTGGTTTCGGCAGAAGGCGTTAAAGGAGGGAGTGCCTATGCAGGCCCTCATTGCGCCCGTGCTGAATGCCGTAGCCCGCGGCGAGATTCAAGGCGGGTACGCGGTGGCTCCTGACTCCCATGGCAACGCTAGTCGAAAGATGTAGCTATATTCGCGGCCCACTCAAAAGCCGCGCCCATGCAGCCACAAGCAACTGAGCCCCAGCCAAGATTCCCCTGGTTCAGCAAAGGGGTAGTTGTGCTTGTGCTTATTCTTGCGTGGTGGTTATGGGCATCAGGCCAACCAGCTAAACGAGGCGAAGAACCCCTAAGCCCTCACGTTATTTTTGGCGGGTTAGGCATATTGCTAGCCTTGGCTATTATTTGGCAAGGCATTCGCTACGCTGACTTTAAAAGCAAGGTGCGTCGCGGGACGTGGGGGCAGCCATCGGCACTCTCTCGCTTATTCGCATCCAAGCCCACCTATGTGGGCGAGCGGGGCGGGCGCTATACCATAAACCACAAAGGCAACAAAATCTATAAAAAGCGGCGCTAAATGAAAGCTATCCTAATCTCCGCCTTGGTTTGCTTTGGCTTGCGCAGCTATGGGCAAGCCTTGCCAATAGATTCAGCAAGTGGCAAAGTGCGCTACAAAGCAGAAATTAAAGTGGCAGGGGCTAGTAGCGAGCAACTGTTCAGAAAGGCAAAGGCATACGCTTATGTAGCCACGCAGGCTCCCCTTATCGAAGAGGTAACATCTGTCGTGTCAGGCGCGGCAGAGCAGAATATTAATGGCCGCATCTTGCGCTACGAGGTGTATATCAAGGTACTACCCGATGGCTACCGCTTTGAGCTTTCGGATTTCTATAATAAAACCGTAGGTGCACAATACAAGAATGCAGCAGGAGTACTTGTGACTGCGCCCGGCGGTCAAGCTCCGTTGGAGCAGGTTTTAGCAAACCCCGATGGCTACAAAAAAGGCAAGCCGACAACGGCTCTACTTGCTTATCGGCAGAGTGTAGTTGCCGCTATTGAGCGAGCAGCGGCACAGGTTCGGCAAGGGATGAAATAGGCTAGCGTAGACTAGTAAGCGCTCGCGGCTTGTCATAGGCAGCTTTTGCCTTATCAATAGTCCGCACTGCAACGTTAAGGTTTACGCCTTTTAAAGCCGAGGCTAATTGCTGATAGTCTATTGTAGCGCCAGCGCCTATCATGCGAGACATTAACCCGCCATCTATTTGACGAGGCGCCAGGGCGGGCGTAAAGCCAGGCGCGAAGTTTGCCCCCCCGTACATAGAGTTGAGATAGCTCAGGACAGGGGCCAATTCCTGGCTCGCCGCCTTGTTCATAACTATTTCGCCTTTTGTTAGATAGGTTAGTTCAGTGTCTTTGTTTTGAGAGCCTGGCGAAAGGGAGCCCCCCACAATCCCGCCACTATTGAATGCCTGGGTGCCCTGAGAAATTAATGCTTTGGCTGTTTCAAAGGCAGCGACAATCAATCCATTGATAATGCCAGCGCGCACTAGGCCGCTCGCGCCGAACGAAGCAATCGAATCCGGTTGAGCAAGCGAGGCAGCGGTAGCAGCGGCCTGTTGCGCGAGCACTTGCTTTTGCAATTGGTCGAGGATAAGAATGAGTACCTTGCCAGCAAATTCCTGGAGAGTAGCCCCCGTTGACGTAAGTGTTTCGGCAAACAGTGCGCCCACTTCTGAGCCAAAGGCGCGCGCGTTCTCTATTCGTTCGGCATACACTTTTTTCTCCTCATCAGTTACTTTTTGCCTGCGAGCGTTTTGCAACTTCAATAATTGTGACTCTAAAGCAGTAGTATCCTTGTTGTACTGCTTTTGCAGGATGAGGCGAGCACCTAAGGCATTCTCTTCAAGCAGCTCAATGCGGCTATCATATTGCGCTTTATTAATCAGCCCTTCACTATAGCTTTTTTCTATCTCCTGCGCTTGACGTGCGAGGTTGCGTTCTATCAACCTCTCATTCTGAGCGTACGCTTCCTCCTCGGCTTTTTTCTTATCGTCACGCTGCTTTTGTGCAGCTGCTACGCTGGCTTGGTCGCGGGCTAACTGCTCAGCCAAGAATGTCTTCGCCCGTTCGCTGCGAGACTTTTCAAAATCTTCATCTAGTTTGAGTTGGTCCTGTATCGACTTAGCAAGAATCAGCTTCTTATCATTAGCCGTTTTCTCGGCCCCAGCCAGTTCGAGGCTAGCCGTTTCCCGAATCAGTTGCTCGCGCAGCTCTAGCTCGCGCTGGCTGCCGACCTTCACGGTCGTTAACTCGGTGTTAATTTGCGCAATACGCCCTTTGATGGCATCCTCGCGTAGCTTCTGCTGCTGCTCCAGTAACTCCTTATTCAACTGGAAGCGGTTGGTGATGAGTTCGTTCTGCTTGCCGGCCGCATCCTCTTGAATGTCGCTAAGTTCGTTCTCCGCCTCTCCTAATGCCTTGCGCTGCTCTAGCGAAGCCTTCGTAATACCGCCCCGCAGGTCTATTTCGGTCTGAATGACAGCGATACGGCGCCGGGCAAGGTCCGCTAGCGTCTTTTCGCGCGTCAATTCAATCTTATAGGCATCTTCGTTGGCTTTTTGGCGCTGCTGAATGGTGTTAAACTCATTATCGCGCACGTTTTTAAGTCGTTCTACCTCATTTAATAGGCGTTTATTGGTGGCGATATTCTTAGCCGTGTCAATATCCAACTGCTGGCGCGCCTTGGATAAGTCGCCCGAAAGCTTCACCTCGCGCTGAATCTCGTCGCCAAAGCCCGACATAGCCCCCTTCGCCGTGGCCGCGGCACCCTTAAAGTCGCCCGATAGCACCTGCGTGACAGCTTTACCGAATGCCCCGAACCTATCCACTACGACGTTGACCACGGCCCCCACCTGGTCCATAACGGTTGTCAGCAAACGGGAGCCTTCTGCGGTCTGCGTGAGGTAGGTCACTACAGAGCCCAGCACAATAGCCAGGGCACCTAGGCCCGTGGCAATCAGGGCCACCCGCAGCAGCCCCAGGGCGCCGGTCCAACCGCCCGTAGCGAGCTTAGCCAACTCTTGCGCCTTTACAAATTTCTCCTGCACGCTACTGGCTTTATCCACAGCCCCACCGAACAAGTCCGAGCTGCGCGCGGCTTCCAATAAGCCCGTGCTGAGCTTCTTGGACTCGGGCGCACCTTTCTTGAGGCTATCGGCGGCGTGGTCGATAGCCTTGCTCGCTTGGCCGATTTTAAAGCCGATTTGAGTATAGGCTTCCGTGCCTTTGGCTACGTTCTTTTGCTCCTCCTCCAGCTTCACCAAGGCAGCCGTAGCCGGCCGGATGGCGGCGGCGGTTTGCTCGAACTTGTTATTCAGCTCTTCCTGCGACACGCCCGCCTTGATGGCCGTGTCGGTAATCTGCTGCTGAAAGCCCTTAATGACCGGGATGGCCCGCGCGTACTCTTCCGAGTCGGGCGCGGCTAGCTTCTGCGCCTCTTCCAGCTTCACCAGTTGCGCAATCAGCGGGTCGATAGCCTGAGCGTAGTTGCCCACATTCCGGCGCGTGTCGCCAATCGCAGCCTCTAAGATTTTGAGGTTATCGGAGAGCATCTTGTTGTTGGCCTGTAACTTCTGCCCCTCTTCGGTATCGTCGCGCTTGGCTTTTGACAAGGCATTGTAAGCCGCCGTGCCCTGCGCGAGTTGGGCGCGCAGTTGGTTGATAGAGCCTTCCTCTTCCTCCAATATTTTAATCTGGTCGCTATTGGCCTTGTTGAGCGCGCGCTGCTCCTGGGCTAGGTTGCTAGCCTCCTGCTTGAGCTTCACCTGCCCCACCGCCAATTCATCCGCCGAAATGCGGTTTTCTTTGAACGACTTGTTCAGGGCCGTCAGCGCATTCTTGTTCTCATTCAGCTGCTTTTGCAGCTCAACAAGTCGGGTGTTGTTCGCCTGTATGTCAACCTGCAATAGCAGCGTTTCGGTGTTCTGTGCCATATCGGTCTATTCTACTAGCAGGTATTGCTCTTGCTCGGTCAGGGCGTAGTAAGCGGCATCTTCCGTTGCGAAGGCGCGCAGCAACGGCATGGGCACCGACGGGGCGAGGCTGGGCACCGCGAGCCCGAGCACCAATAGGGTGCAGGTTACCGAACTAGGTAGCCCTGGCTGGTACTGTTCTATTTCGTTGAGGTAGGCCAAGCACCGCAGCTGCCCGTAGCCTTGCACATGGGGCAGGTTTAGCTTAATGGGCAGCGTAAAATCCAGTTGGGCAATGTCGAGCGCGTTCAGTCGCACATCTACGCTTAGGAGTTGCACGCGCTTGAGTACTTGCATAAGGCTCTGATAGTAGCCCTTCAGCAGTGCGTCAAACTCCAGCCCCTCTCGCAGAAGGCGGCGGGTAGCCAGAAACTTACTGGCGCTCGGGGCGTCGTCATAGACGGGCACTTGCAGCACGGCGGGGGCATTGAGGGGGCTAAGCAGCACTACAGTGTTAAGCTCTTCATTTGCTACATCGTACTCCTGCCTCAGCCATTCTCCGTCCTGCTGCGCGCGTGACCTGCCGGGAACAGTGCCCGCTACCAGCGCGCGGCCCTTCCACACAGTATCACCATACACCACCAGTTGCTCGCTGTCGCCATAGGTTTTCACGGCGTCCCAGCGCTCGGGGATGCTTTTGAAATCCGTGGGCACCTCGAAGAACGGTAGCCAAGCGAGCGCGAACGGACCACCGAGCGAGGCGTTGACCTGCGGCAGAAAGACGGGCGCCGTGTAGGCCTCTGCGGTGGCAGGTAGTGTCTCATTCTGCACGGGCAGGTCGGCGCTAGCCGTGGGCACGGGGGCGAGACTGCCTAGCGTGGCGTATGCTTCCGGCGGGGCGTCGTAGGCTAAGGCATTGCGCTGAGCGTAGTCGCCTAGGCGGTAGGTAAGCTTTGGCCGGGTGGTTAAATCCAGCTTATCTGTCCAATCCACGGCGCGGCGCCGGTTGCGCTCTAGGTCGTTGAACAGGTCGAACTGCACTCGGCGCGTCACCTCGTCAGATTGCACGATGGTGTTGAACTGGTTGAACACCATGCGCAGAAAGTCAACCTGCGAGATGTCTGGCAAGCTGCCTGCGAGGCCTACCGGGCTGCCAGGGTAGGCGCGGGGTTCGACCTGCCAAGTTACCCCCGAGCCTAGCAGCAGCTTTGTCTCGACGTTGACGAACAGAGGAACCAATAAGGCTAGCTGCGTGCGCGGGTCCAGCCGCGTGAGCTTGATAGTAAACTCAGTGTAGGAGGGCGCGCTAAACGTGTCGGTTACGGGGTGGTTAAAGAACTCCTGAAACCCAAACACCCCTGACTGCCCAACTGCGATTTGGCCCTTGTCGAGAATAACGGGCGCCTGCTCAAAGCGCGTGTCCCGAATCAGGGCGTTAGACGTTACGTAGGTAATGTTTGACCCCGGCACCCGGCGCACTTGCGCACGTAGTCGCACCTTGACGGTCAGGTCACAGTAGTAGTTGGGCGTAGTGAAGTAGGCCCCCGCAAACAAGTTGCCGCCTGGGTCGTCTTCGACTGTAAACTGCGGCGCCGTTAGCTGCTGCCCCTGCGGTCCGCGCCCCGAATAGGTAACGGGCTCGAACAGGGTAGCACTCGCGCGGGTGTAGAGCAGCGTATTCGCGCTCACCTGTGGATAAGCTGTGGCTTGTGGCAAAGCGGCCAGTTGATAGGTTTCTTCCTCCAGCAGCGAGCCGGCAAGACCCCACCCAGGCAGCGCCTGCTTAACGATGGCACACAGCACCGCATGGTAGTACACGGCTGAGCGCAACTCGTAGAACAGGATGCCTTTCTCTGCCGTGCGCCTAGTAAGGCGTCCATCGTCGGCCAGTGCGTAGGTGTAGCCCTTCGTGTAGTCGTGCGACTCAGCGGCCCGCACGCTGTCAAAGGTGAAAGCGTGGCCGTACTCTTCTAAGTCTAACTCGCGCAGCGTGCGCTCGCCAACTTGGACGAATAGACTGCCGATGGCATTGGTCAGAATTACCTCGTAGCCGTCTCCGGCCGATTCCAGCAGAGCAAACCCGCGTAGCAACACCACGCCACCGGGAGAGGTGAGTACAGCTGGTAACTGTACATAGGGCGCGGAGGTGAGCGAATCGAGCGCGTGCGGCACCCCAAGTACGGCTACGTTGCGCGCGGTTAGCGGGAGGGTGAAGGTTTCTGAAAACGCAGCCTCGCGCCCGTCTAGATTGCGCAGGTCATTCACCCGGTAGCTCAGCGCCACCGCCGCATCGGCTGGCAGGTCAACGGGTTGGCCGCTGAGGGTTAGGGTTAAAGTAGGCATTAGTGGGGGCGAAGGTGTCCGCCTGGCAGGGTAGCGGAGCCAATGGCAGAGTCAAAGCGCTTCAGTAGTCCCGTGAGGCGCATAACTTCAGCTACAGCACTCGCGTAGCGGGCATCTGTGAGGCTCAACTCTTGTACGGCAGACTTGGCTAAGGTAAGCTGGGCTCGTAACTGCTGGTAAGTCATGACTTCTGCGCTTATGGTGAGCTATATCTTGGTTTTCTTTAGCAAGCCTGGCGTGAAAGAAGTAGTATCGAACTTGCCCGTTACCTCGTTGTAATAGGCGCACTCAATCAGGTTTTTGTCGTGCGGGTCAGGGCCGCAGACAACCAACCAAGGGCCGGTGCCATTGGCGAACACCACGTTGTCACCGGGCTGGAATTCTAATAAAGCCATAGCTAAGGCGCCATCACGCACGGATTTCTGCATTACATCGTCATTTGCCATCTTACTGCGTCTGGATTAACTGAGCCGGATAGCTCACGGTGAAATTGACTTGGAATGTTTTGTCGGTTTGTTCGACGTACTCAGGGAAGTTTTCAGCGACCATCAGCACGGGCACGTACTGGTTGGCGCCGACTCGCTCGTATACCTGAATACTGCGGCGCAGCCCGCGTATTAGTTGGTAGGTGGCCCAATCGGTAATGTCCGAATACACCGCTAGCGTATCGCGCACAATGCCGCGGCTGCTGTAGCGCTCTTCCGTGGTGTTGCGATAGGTAATAGCGTCGGCCTGGTCGGTGCCGTGCACATGCCGGCCGAAAAAGAAGCCCTGGTCCCAGGCGCCGACGGCGTTGAGCCAGACGAACTCACGCGCTCGGCACCCGTCGCTGTCCTTGTTGAGCGGCGTAGCGCGCACCCCGCCGGCATACGTCACTACGGACTGCCACAACTGGCCACCATTGGGCACCGTGGCGTAGGTGGTCGCACTGGTGAGGGTAGCCCCGCTGGTGGCCTGTACGACGGCGTTAAGCACCCGCGTAGTACCGACCTCCCCTGTGTAGCGCACCGCGAGCGTATCGGGGTCCAGCACCTCGTAGCGGGCGCGCAGCAAGGCAGAGAGGGCGGGGTCAACACCGGATTCCACCGGGGGCTGAATGCGCAACAGGCTCTTGGCGGCTTCGCTCAGGTTGAACTCGGCGCGCGCGTCGTCGTCACAGATGGTTTTGAGCCGGCCGAACTCGCGCCACGGGCCGGCTAAGGCGTCGGCTGTCTCCAGCACCAGCACCACAATACTAGCCAGCCCGGACGTAGTAGGAGCAGCCCGAAGTAATACCGGAATAGGCAAGTGGGCGGCCGCAAGCTGCGCGGGGGCCACGTCAACTACTACAAATACGCAGCTCGTGGGGTCGCTATCCGTATTAGCCGCAGGGTCGAAATTGAACGCGTTGGGGGCCGTGCAGCCAAGCACCGTATCTGGCGCGGGCTTAACTGTAAAATCGACAGTGAACGAGGGGAAGGGTATAGCTCCTTGGGAGAGGGCGCCATCACGCACAATAGCCTGATAATCCGCCGCCGCTATGCCCGTTCGCGTATAGGTGTAATCCCCCGGCTTGTCGCCAGCCAGCATTAACACGTTGCCAGTGGTCAAGCCTGGGATGTCAACGAGCATGGGGCCGATGGCATCCCCTTGGTTCACCACCAGATGCAACGTGCCCGTAGGCACACTGCCCGTGGGCTGCGTTATCGTGAAGTAAACCAGGTACGGATTTTGGGCCATGCCGCAAACCTCTTACCCGCGCGCGCGCAAGTGCAAGATTCTGACCCTACGCGGGCCAAGCTCTTACGCCGCCATCCGAACCACGCTCTTGACCTCATCCAAGAATACGGGCAGTAGAAGCTTGGCTAGCTGCTGGGCTGGGATGCTTTCCCCAATCACTTCCCCGAATAGTCCGGTCGGCTGGCCGAGCTGGTATATCTGCGTCCCGTTGTTGGCAATCTTGCGCGCTATCAGGTACGCTAAGCTGCTATAGCCTTTCTCGTTGGCTTTGGTACTCGGAGCTTTGCCGTTGGCATCGGGGCTCGGGACAATGCCGCGTGTCTCAATCCAAGCCTGAATGGATTTGAGCGGCGGGAAGGAGCCGGGCCGGCGGCCATACTCCAGCGTCAGGGCGTAGGTGGCCCCGTAGAGCAGCAGTTGATACCCGGTAGCGGTTTCGCTTACTTCTATCCGCAGGGAGGCCGCTAGGTTGCCGCTGGCGTTTACGGCGCCGAACTTGGTGACGGGCTTGTTCAGGATAGCCTCGCGCAAGGTGGCTAGTAGGTCGTTGCCGTAGTCAGTGAGGCGGGAGAGGGCGTCAGGCATCTACTTCTTTGGGGAATAATCTGGGTAGTGATATAGCGGTGAGAACAACACCTAAAGGCAGACACACCAGCCCACCCGACATGCCTAACATAAATCCCAGGCCAAAGACAAGCACCCAGAACAGTTGCACTAACATAGCCTTACCCCTCCGTTAAAATGTACGCCCCCGATTCGCTAGCTAACGCCCGCACCCGAATACCTACGCCGCCGGCCAAGCACTCAGCCGATAGCGGACCAGCTGGGATGCCGAGCGTGAACTGCACCCCTACACCCGTCAGCAGCGCCGCGTAGTTATTGTGGAAAGGAGTAGCCCGCATGTTGGTAATCTCGACTACCGGCGAGCTGTCGAGAGTTGCAAAGAACCGCCGCTTTAACTCGGCCATCTGCGCCACGGCGGCCATCTCGATTTCGGCGCTATCACCTTGCCCGTCTTTCTCCGAGCAGAAGTAGAGCGTACAATCGGCCCGCAATACCCGGTCAGTGGTGCCCTTCTGGTTGGTGGTGTAGTCAAAGAGTGTAATGAGCGGCATGGGCACGGTGTTGGCCTCGATGCCAGCTTGCACCTGAGTGGCGTGCAGGAATGTGCCCAGCTGGTTGCCCAGGCTCACCCATTGCAGCAGGGCGGCCTCAGCGGCTACGGCGATTACTTCGGCGGGGGTGGTCATTTGCTTTTCGGGGTGTTGAGTTGCGTAAGCGTGTCCTGTATCTCGGCCGTAGTGCGGTCGTGTAAGAGCATGACTGCCACCGTGTCAAACGGCAAATTATATACGCTCTCTAAGGTACGGCCTAGCTTGTGGGCGTAGTGATAGGCCACGTTGAAATGCTTGAACATCGCTAAGCGCTCACTGCCAGCTTCGCGGGCTTTGCGGCCGGCCTCCGTATAGTCAGGCTCAGCGAGGGCAGCGTACTTGGCGTTCAGATAAGCGAGTTGCGCGATGCAGTGCGCCACGGCGGGGTATGTGTCTAGTATCGGCATCTCCCAGGCCTGGGCTGCGATGCTAGCTACCACCCGTTGGTCGAACTCTTCCGAGCGCCGCCACCGGCGGGCTACGAAGGTGGCGTACACCTCTCCGTAACACTGGTGCAGCGGCTGGGCAACCAGGGTTTCTTTCAGCGTTTCGACTTGCAGGTAGGTTTCCTGCCCTAGCTCTTCGGGGTAGTCCAGTCCAGCGCGGTCGGTGGACACGGGGGTAAGTACCCAGGCAAGGGCATCGGCTACTAGGGGGTTGACTTGGATGGGCCGGCCGGCAAAGAAGCTGGCGCGCGCCTCCACCGTTTTGAGTTGGCGGCGGTCCAGCTCGCAGTACTGGCGGGTACTGACTTCATACCAGCCGGTAGGCAGTTGGTAGGGGCCGTCTTTGTCTATAAACGTGTGCATAAATTGTACTGAAAGTGCAGCATAAGGGCTAAATGCCAGTGTTTTGCCGGGGAATATCGAGACTTATGCCCGAATTATGCACGTATTTGGTTATATAAATTGTATTTAATTACGGTCACCTATTACTCGCCTGGGCCGCACGCCTGTTAGCTGGCGCACCTTGGCGCGGGCACCTGGCAGAACGGGAGCTTGCAGCTTGGCTTGGGCGATGTAGCGCAGTGCATCCCAGCAGTGGTTGAACTTATCTACTGGTTCATTTAAGGGTTGGCCTGTGAGGCGGTCAACCTTCCATTTATAGTTGGCGGCCTCTTTCTTAAGATTGACACAGGTTGGTAAAAGATTGAGGCGATACGCTTTAAGTGTAGCAATACCAGCATTCACACTATCGGACCCTTTGGCAGCTGGTTCAATGGGAAGCCCATACCGCCGCAACTCTTCGATACTCTTGGGCTCAGCGGAGTCTGCAACGACTGCCCAGCGGCTGGCTGGGCGCTCTTCCACCAACGTGTCAAATATGTCTTTATTCGTAAGGCCTGGCTCATACATGATTTCGTCCACGTACAACTCCCCGCCTGCACTGTAGAGGTCTACCACAACAGTTGGGTCATTGGTAAAGCCAAAGTCAAGCCCGCTGCCTAAGTACTTAGCGCCCTCTGGCAACTCAGTGGCATTGTAGGTATTGCGGAATACCAAGCCCTGTATTTTGCCAGTCTTGCCCCGCGCATATACCCAAAATAGCTCCTCATCCTCCTTGCGGATATCCTCAATATCTTGATGCTGTTCGGGCGTTAGCCACAGATTATGCCGATGGTCGGATATAATGAGACGAACGTTGGGCTGGCCGATAACCTTCTCATGCGCCCAAAATTCACCGTTGGGGTTGTAATCTAAGAGTACTTTGAACCGGGTGCGGCGGGCCACCTGCCAGTAAATCTTATAAGCAATGCCGTTGGCCTCGTTGAAAAAAGCCACATCGCGCTTGCCGTTCTTGGCGCTTTGCTCTGTTTCGTAGCTGGTAAACTCTATCAGGCTGCCATTAGTGAAGCGGATAATGCGCTCAGTCACATTCCAGCTTTGCACGTAATACGCGAGGTCAGGAGCTAAGGCATAAATAGTTTCTGCGTCCCTGTAAGCCCCTTTTTTCAGGTTGGGAATACTCTCACCAATAACGGTTATAACAAAACGCGGCCTTTGGATAGCCCACCAAAACAGTAGCTGCATGATGCTGTACGTCTTACCGCTACTAGTGCCGCCCTGGTTCACTAGCACCTTTTCAGGAGCTTCCAGATTAGCTAGGTAAAGGGGGCCGGCATCGAACATTATTCCTCCAGCTCCTTTTCGGAATTAGCGAGCGGTGGCGCGCCTGTGTACACGCGAACCTCGGGCATAATCTTCGGCGCGTTTTGCTCATTATCCTTCTCGTACTTGCCATGAATCCGCAGTACATCGCGCAGCGCAGCGGCTGGGTCGCACAATTCAACGTGTATACCCTCTTTCGTGTGCTTAAAGGCCTTTAACAACCCCTCGCCATCAGCCCGTGCTAGCGCTACCAAGTCTATATCAGCGTGCTCTACAATGATTGGCTTCCCAGGCACCAGCTTAACAGCATCGGGCCCGTGGGCTAATTTTTCCAACTCCAAAGCCAGCAACTCCTGCCTAGCAGCAGTCAAGCGTTTACCCATGTCTGTAAGCCCGCCCTCTGCATCGAATAGTTGCAGCCCCTCTTTTTTGGCGAACTCTTGTATAAATTCTATTTCTTCCCTTTTCTTTTCAACCAAAACAGACAAATAAGCTGGCACCTGCTCATAGCCCTGTACCTGTTGAATCACAAAGTAGTCATTAAGACGGGTGCTAGCGATATTACTCATGCGCTTAACCGCCTCATCTGCCCCCATGCCTACACCCTTCATGCGCTCATTAATGGCAGCCCGAATGTCAGCATTTGTAAGCAAGCGATACGCCTCCTGCCTGGCACTAGCCGGCGAATAGCCAGCAAGCCGGGCAGCTTTAGTACCATTTAGGCACAGAATGTACTCATCAATAAAGCGCTGCCGCCTCTCGGTCAGTTCACGCTCATTTTCGGTAGGTTCCATACAGTAAAGATAATCTACATTCGCCAAGACGAATATGGTTCACCATAGCTCTCGCCACCTAGGAAGTTGGAGGGCTGCTTCATGCCTGTTTAGCTAGCTAGGAGGTAGGAGAGGAGAGGTCTATGCCTAGGCGGGTGGCGGCGGCGCGGATGCGCTCTATGTTGGCTTGCTGGCGAGCGGCCCGTAGTTCTTTTAAGCTATCAGGGTGAATGGCGTAGGTGCGCTCGCCTGGCTCGGGTTCAGCGTAAGTAGGGGGCACAGCGAGCGCGGCCAGTTCGGCGGCTACCATCTGGCGGAAGGCGGCCCGGTCGGCTAGCAACTCTTCCAGTATCTCGCCATCACGAACATGCGCGGGGCCACTGCGAGGGCCTTTCGGGGTTTCTGCCCAAGTTGCAATTTGCTTTAGCCGCTCGGGGCTTAGTAGTTGGGGGTTGTCTGGCATGGCGGTTAGCGACGTTTGTTGATAATGCGCTTTCGCAACTGGTGATGCTTCACGGCGCGGTAGTGGCGGGCGTACTCCTTGCCGAGGTAGCCCATGTTGAGTTCTTGCATCCACCGAGCGAAGCGGCGAGCTTTCTTGCCAGTAGGGATGCGGTAGGTGAACGAGGCGCTGGTGCTGAAGCTTAGCCGGTCGCACTCGACGGGCAAGGCTGGTAATTCCATATCGCAGCAGGTGCCTATCGGGGTGCCATTTAGATAAACAGTGGCGGGGGAGGTGCTAACAACTTGCATGGCGGGGCGGGGTGTCTTACGTACTGGTAGGAGGGGCGGCGAAATACTCTTTGAGGTCTGATTCAGTGGCATTTGCCCCTCGCTGGCTGGCTATCGTGCGGTTGCCGGTACACCACGGGCAGGTGCCGTTATTTCGGCAGGAGTGAGCGACTTTCTTGCCACCTGTAAGCGGCTGTTTGATGGTGCGGCTCATGGCTTAGGCGGACTTAGCCCCTAGGGTGGTGGCGAAAGGCTAGTTCAGTTGTTCATTCAGCACTAGCGGGTCGCTGGCCTCGTCCCCCCAAGCCGTTACAATCAGGTAGCCGCCTTTCACGGGCTGTAGCACTACCGGGTCGGGCACGTGTATTTGCTGAGCCCGAAACCAGTGCCCGTTTTGCTGCTTTAGCTGCGATAGGTCCATGTCTGCGGCAGGAGCACAAATGAGTTGGCGAGAGCGACTAACAAGCTCGTAGTCCTCAAAGAACAAATAGGCGCGTTCCGCACCAACCCCGCGCCTGCTTAAGTTAGGCGTAACCCCACCATTCTCAGGTACACGCAAGTGCTCTGAGTTCAGAGGCACCTCTAGCCCTGGGTACAGCTTAGCCCAAGCTAAGGCGGCGGGGCTATTCATTTTTTCATAGCTCAGTCGCGTAATGCGAACTAGGTCTACTTCACCATCCGCTTTTTGAAACCTGCTGCTAAAGCCCTCCAACTCGCGCAGGTTCTTTTCGGGCACGAAGCCAGTATAAGCCGAAATGTCGCCTGTAACGAGGCTGTATTTGGCCGCTATCTGGTCTACGTGCTGGCGCGTGATAAACTTATTGGTTGGGTAGCGCAGGGCGTAAGTAAGAATCAACTCCTGCACGCCGCGCGCCGCCGCCGCCTTAGCAGCTTGTTCCTGAGTTTGCTTTACCTGTTTGGTATTGACAAAGCCAGCAGCCCGCAGGCGCTCGCCCTTAGCTATGCTGCGCTCATCCGTGCCTGCTAGGGTAGCCTGCGCCTCAGCTAGCAGCTTATCGCCAACGGCATTAAATGAGTGGTGAATTTCGGCAATCAGTTCAACTGTAGACTTATCCGATGCCACTGGCAGCGCAGCTATTTCGGGCAGTAGCTCTACTGTTTCAGTTGAGGCGGCGCGTCCAAACAGGGAGGCAAGAAGGTTTTTCATGTGGCAAAAAGTTATGGAGCAGAAGGAAATTGAGTAAGTGCTGCCACCAGAGCAGCTGGTAATTCTTCAGAGGCGGGGCCAGTTATGACTATTCGGCAGCGGTCGGGTAGTTGCTCTTGGTGTAGCCTCCCGCCCACGGACAGCGCATAGGGGCCGACTAGGTAGGTTTGGGGGCCGGCCGGGCTTGGGGCAAATACGGGCCTCTCAGCAGGCGCGGCGGGTTGTCTCGGCTCCTTGGGTGGGGCGGCGGGCTTGCGTGGCGTGGCGGTGCCTTTCTGGCCCAAATCGGCGGCGTTCCAGTTAACCCCCATTGCTGCACTTCTTATGAGCGTCAGAAAAAGCCTTTACCAACTTGAGCGAGGCCCCGAACTCTATCGGCTGGGTATGGGTCAGAATACCGCCGCAGCTCGAGCATTTCCACTTGGCTAGGTTGAGGTCGCCAGTTACCTGCATTGTGACGTTAGCCATTTTGCCCGCCCTCCTTTCCTGTCTCTACTAGGGTGGGGGCCGGGCCAAACTGTTGAGCTTTCCACGCCGCAAACTGGGCATATTGCTCGTCTGTCAAATCCTGAACCTCGTGCGGCCAGCCATCAGCGTAAAACTTGGGCACTCGCGCCGGCTCTCCCTCGGGGGCGGGGCTGCCGGCCTCAAGCTCGGGCTCAATCGGCTTCACTTCGCCTGAGTTAATGCGGGCCACTACGCTCTTTACGCTGGCGTCATATTCTGCCTCACTGACAAACACCGCCCGCCACGGCTCCGCCCCTGCTGGGTCTTGGCTACTAGGGGAGAGACCGGCGGCGGGCGGGTTGCAGCCTGTCAGCAAAGCCTTTACCTTTTCAGGTGCTTCCTCAAACTCATCTTTGAAGTCGCAATCAATGGCCGTTTCGTTCGGCCGCAGCAAGCCCCACTGCTCCAAAAGCTCTTCGGCATCTTCGCCCGCCGACATGAACATATGGCCCGGGTAGGGGCACTTCTCCGTGGGCGGCGGGCAATACTGGTTCCACATGCCAGCCAAGACCGAGAGCGACTTGAACAGGCTTTTGCGTAGCTCAGCGTTCTCCTGCGCCCACCCTAGCGCAGCTCTTTCTTGTTCGGCTAGTTCAGCCTGCAGGGAAGAGACGCGGGCCGCCAATTCACGCACTCGGGCCTCGGTCTGCTCCACGTAGGCTAGCGTCCCTAGGGTGAGGTCGGGGCTTACGGCGGCGTAATAGCTAGCATCGGCCATCTGATTATCCCCATAAAAGCGGGCGGGGCCGACAGTCTCCCATTCAGTGCGCGACTCGGCAAAGTTGCCATCATCCTCTGAATAGCGTTCGTGCGGGCCGGGGGTAGCGCCCTTGGCCCGCCGCTTTAGCTCGGCCCGTTCTTCGGCGGTCAATACGCGAATATCAGTTGTGTTTGACATGGTATAAATATACTGATTAAAAGTTTATTACGCAAGCAGTTTCGCAAATTTCGCGGCGGTCTCGGCTGTTAGGGTGGGGGAAGGGCTAGGCGGGTTATTTCGCTAACCCAATGCCATAGCGAAAAAGCAGCGCACGGGCCGCCTGCACGGTTTTGGGGCCACAGGAAGGCAGTTTGAGCATCTTAGCTTCGCCGAAATTGGACACGTCTCGCAGCGTCACCACTGGGCTTCCATCCTCCTTTTTGGCTTTTGAAAGCACTGTTTGCAGGTGGGTAGCTCCTTGCAGGCGAAGCGTGCGCAAGGCGGACTGCCAGGGCTTTGCAGCTCCTTCGTGGTTGTAGGCAGTTTTGTCGTGCTCCAACAAGGATATTTCATCCTCTGCCTGGACAGCCCGCCCCGGCGCCATATCTACCCATTGCGCAAATAGCTGCTGGAGCGTAGCGGCATTGGTTGTAAAGACCTTTCTGTTGCCGTAGCTATCGCTAAAAGAAAGCTGCATGGTTTGCCCGCCGAATAGGTCAAGCATCTGCACGGCTTGGTTGAATTTGATTTTATCACTCATGGGGTCGGTCTTCTCTAGTAGTAGGGGTGGACAAAAATCAGTTAGATACGATTGCCTTTCAGGGCTTTCACCTGCTGCATAAGGTCACGCGTTAGGCTGGCAACGCTCTCAAGTGTGACCCCGCTAATGTAGGCTTTCGCTTCCCATAGCTCAAGCACGGAAGTCAGCGGCAGGTGCGTTGTCGAGTAAAGCGGGTTGTCGCAGGCCAGCACCAGAGAATCGGCGTCCCAGCTTACCCGCCGGAATTGAATGCCCTCTTTCTGGCTCACCACGATATGCGGTGCGCTCGGGGTGAGACTGTGCCAGTCGTCCACGTACCGGGCCACGATGCTAGTGCCGGGTGCCACTGGCAGCATGTAGTCGTCGCCTATCTCAAAGGCGCGGTAAGTGCCGCCTGCTGCCAGTGGCAGGCTAAAGCGAGGGAGTGTTGCGGAATGATTCATGATTGCGGGAATGATTGGGCGCTGTCTCTGTCCTATCGTAGTAGGGAGTAGAGGCTGGGTTATAGTTTGTCGAAGCCCTCAAACATGTATTCATTTTGCGGCTGGCCGTGCGGCTGACCGGTTTTGTTCAGCACTTGGAACATGAGTTTACCGCTGCCACTAGGCGCCACCACGATTGCGAGCGGGGCTTTCTTGCCGGCCCACTGGCCACGCATCTGCACGGTTTCCCCAATTCGAACATCGTTCCCGATTAAGGCGCGGGCGGCAATCAAGACTCGCTCTTGGCCCACGAGCGCTTCGTATTGTTCGCGGGCGGCAATTACTTGTGGGCTTAGGCTAGCGAGTGCGTTCACGATTTCGCCGTAAGAGGCGTTTTGGAGTTCTTCGATTGCCTGAGGCATGAGTTGAGGGCTTGGGGTTAAAAGGGGAGTTGCAGCAGGTCCGAGTAGCGCACCCGGTGGGCGGCGGCTAGGGCTAAAAAGGTGGTTTTTCGTTGGCTGGCTGGGGCCTTGCTTCCTCTTCGAAGGTGCTGGCCGCGCTTATTTGACGGGGCTGCCAGCCATCGGCCGTAGCGGCGGCATAAGGCAGGCTTTCCTTGTCGAGCGGGCTCCGGCTGCCAGTGGGGCAGAAGTAGCGGCTGGTAGTGGTGTTGTAGTCCAGCACTATCATGCCGGCCCGGCCAACCAGCCCCCACTTTTTGATTTTGTGAATCCACAGCTCTGTTTCGGAGGTGGGAAACTTAGGCCGGTGAATAGCCAGCACGTTATCGCACTTGTTGTTGTGCATCTTGCCATCCGATATGTTGTACGCTTTCGGTACCCGCAATTCCCCGCTTTGCCGGTCGGTCACGTCTCCGGCCGGGTGGGCGGTGTAGACGAAGCACAGCTGCCGCTTTTGCGCAAATCGCTTGAGCTTGGTCAACCACTTGCGCAGGTACTGGTCGGAGCGAATGCCGCCCGTGTCGTCGTGGTCCAGCTGGTTCCAGGGGTCGATTAACACCCCGTCGAGGCCATGGGCCTTGTGAATGTGGTCGAAGTAAAGCAGCACCTGGGCTGGGCTCATTTCCTCATCTTCATCGGGGGCCAGCAGGAAGAAATGCTTGTGGGCAAAGGCTAGCCCACGGTCTAGTTCTTCCAGGCTCATGCGCCGGTCGCCATCTTTGGCGTTGGCGCTGGCCCCGATGTACATCTGAATGATTTTGGTGAAGAGGTCCGAGGCAGGAAAGTTCTCAGGGCAGAAAAGGGCGAACTTCCAGCCATCGAAGGCGGCTTTAATCACCATCATCTGAATCATCCACTCGCTTTTGCCATGGTTCGGGTAGCCCGTCACGCAGGTTAGTTCGCCGCGCTTCCAGGTCCAGTTTTGGTCTATGTCAGCGAAGCGGGTAGTCTCTCCGTTGCCCGCGCCTTGGTGGTAGTGCAGCAGGATAGCTTCGCGGCTGGCCTCGGCAGTTAAAATGGCCTTGAGGTTGAGGGTAGGCGTGGCGGCTTTGGTGGGGGCCGCGCTAGGGCTAAGCAGTTCGTCTAAGTCCATGGCTAAGCAGCGTTGCGGGTAAGTTTTTCGGTTAATTCCTGGGCCAGTCGTTCGCCCAATTGCAGGCAGTGGTCGCGGTTTAGCTTGGCATCGGCCTCCCAATACTGCACTTCATTCCAGAGCTTGCGGGCCTTAGTTTCTTGGTATTGAATCATTTGCCAGCAGCTTGCCGCCTCCGCCTCACGCTGGGCCAGTAGCTGCTTGTAATCCTGAATCAAGTCTACCACGGCTAGCACTTCGCTTTCAAGCAGGCCCGCGAGGCGAACATCGGCGGCTGTGGGTTCCTCCTTGGCGCGCAGCTCAGCGGCTTTACTGGCCTTGCGCTTAAGCAGGGCCGCAACTTTGGAGGCCGACTCAGCGGCGGCGCTAGTCAGGCTTTCGGTAAGGGCGGGGTCGTACTGACGAATGATTTCCTGCATGACTAGAATCCGCGAGTGGTGGAAGTGGGGCCGTAAGGCATGGGAGGTTCGGCAACGGTGCCAGGGGCATTGGGCTTGGAGACGTAGGGCACGTAGCCAGCCACGGGTTGCTCTTGGGCGGCTTGGGCGGCCAGTACCCGTAGGCGGTCGGCTTCGGGGTCTGGGCTGGCTTGAGCTTGCTGGCCCGGCTTGAGCAGACCCGTTGGCCCGCCGTTGTTGTTGAGGTACTTGACAATCCAGCTTTCCCACTGGCTAACAGTGCGCGGCTTGGCTTTCGAACGAACGGCCGCGTTGTAGGCTTGCAGGCGGTATAGCTCGTAATTGATGCCGACAAACAGGTTCCGGTCGCAGATGATTTGGAACGGCCGGGGCTTGGTCAGTGGGCTTTCGTCCAGAGTTTGTTCGTCTAGCGGGTCGGTTAGCGTGGCGGCGGGGTGCGGCGCGGTATTCGTTTGGGCAGGCTTGTCTTTTTCAGCTTCCAAAGACTGTGGTTCAGCTAACGACGACGACGAACCTGCCTCGCGCTCTTCATCACCTTTAGGTGATAGCTTATCTTTACTTATCTTAGTTGACGTTTCGTTGGCCTCAAATCCAACGGTCGTTGGATTTATTTCAACGGTCGTTGCTTTTTCGTTGGCCTTTCGTTGGGCCTCCGCTGCGGCTGCTTCTTTGGCTGCCTTCTCAGCGGCGCGGCGCTCGGCTGACTTTCGGCCGTTTTCGGCGTTCTTTTCGCTCAGCTCCTGTTGCTTTTTCGCCTCGGCAATAAGCCGCGGATTGTAGCGATAAGTGCCACACTCAGACAGCGGGAATTTCTCTAAAATAGCCTCGCTGCTGACCTCCCATTCGGCCGGGCTCATCTCAGCCAGCCGCCGTACTTTGTCGGTGCTGGCAGGCAGTGTACCGGGCTCTTTCTCGCCCCATGCGAAGGCAAGTAAGCCGATGTATGCCCCGCGTTCGGCAAGGCTCATCTGCTTCACCGAAGCCGAGGCCAGCCAGTCAGAGGCATTGAAGAAAAAGGAATACGCCTTGCTACTCACGGCTCGCTGTCCCTTTCTCTAGTGTAGGTGAGGCCGCCGGAGTGGGCTCAATGACCTTGAACTCTACTACCCATACCCAGGGATTTGCGGCCCAACTACCTAGGCCGTTAATCTTCTCCCACAGAGTTGCATATGAGTCTTTAGCGAAGTATTCGAAGGCCCAATCGTCTAGGTAGTTCTCCCACTCTTCGCCGCCGCGCTTGTTGACGTTTACTATGTTTACCCCTTCAGCCTTAGCGTCCTCTTCGCTTATATCAGTAAGGCGTTCACAGCGCACGTCAACAATTTCTAAAAGCAAGCGGCAGTCAGCACGGCGCAAATGGATAGAAGGTGTTGAGCGCCACTTAGCAGCGGTGGCGCGGCTATCAAGCTTGACAAACGGAGCGATATCAATAGCAGGGCAAGGGCCATCGGCAGCGAAGTGACGCGGCACAGCAGCAGCAAGTGAGCACCATTCGCTTACCCACTCATCGCTTATATCCATATAGCCACCCCAATAGCCAAAATCATAGCTGTTTTCTCGTACCCAAAGTCGGTCGCCAGGGCTGCCATAGGGACAGGGGAAGTATCCCTCTGTCCGCTCTAAAAGCGAGTTGCCAATAGCAGCATAGCGCCCCCAAAAGTGACGGCCTTCATTACGGCGGTCGCCAGTAGTACTGAGCAGTGTGCTGATTCGGTAATACTCGTTAGGTGGCTGCACCTTGATAATGCGACGTGTCTGTGTCTTTTTGCCAGCCTTAAGCGCTTTCACCATAGGGCCACTAAATAGGATGGGCCGCTCCTTGATTTGCTTTTCCATATTGCCAGAAATGAGAAACCCCCGCCGCAGCTTCCCTAAAAGCTGGGCAGGGGTTCTCAGTAAAGGGTCGGCAAACCCTGTGAGATTTGTGCGGGCCGTTAGGGCGGCCGGTATCCAGATTCGCGCTTGCCGGCGCGGTATCCTGATTGCGTATTGCAAATATAATAACTGTATTGCAATTAAGCTAACAGTAATTCACTTATTCTTTCCGCATTACTTTTGCGGCATGGCCCGACCTAAATCCGAAGACCCGCCTCAGACATTCTGCATCCGCCTCACGGGCGAATTGCGGGCTAAATTCACAGAGGTAGCAAAGGCTAAACGCCGCAAGCCTAGTGAGTTGCTACGGCTACTTGCTGAGGATGAAGTAGCGGCTTATGAAAAAGAAAACGGCCCGATTAAGCCCACCTAGGCCGGTTCTTTCTCTGTAGGTGGTAAGGGAGACGGGGAGGGGGCGGGGTTCGCGACAGTTAGCAAGGCAGCTCGGCAGATAGCGAGCGGGGCGGTGTCAGCGCGGGCTTGGTAAAGCTTGTCAACGCCTACTCCCTTAAGCTGAGCAAGCGTGCCTGTCACGTACGAAGAGGCCACGGTGTAATGCCAGCCTTTTGCAAGGAGAAAGTCGGTAACTAGCCAGGCGGCTTCTACAACATTAGAGTATCTGTCCAGCGGGCTTATGCAACAACTCGCTTCATGCTCGGGGTGCTTACCTGCTTTAACTAGCCCTTCTGCTATTGCTGCCATTGCGTGGTCAGAGGACAAGAGGCACCCGTAACGCTTATTGTGCACCCAGACGTGGCCTAGCACATGCTCCGCAATAGCAATATCCATTTGCTCGCCAGCAGGCATATTCTCTATTTCTTCTCGGGTTAGCATAGCTCCAGAATTAAAGGATGGTAGTAGCGGTGTTGTCTGCTTCCCTAGTAGGGGTGGAGGGGGTGGCCTCGATGAATTGGTGGGGTTCTAGGCCCACGGCGAAGTGGTTTTTAACCAGCCAGCCGTAAGCTTCTAGCGGCAAGCCTGACCAGTCTGCATGCAATACATAGTAGTGGTCGTAGCGGGTGGGGTGGCGGTCTGGAATGTGCAGCATTAGGTCGCCATTCTCATAGACCTTATCAATGCGAGCCTCTGACCAAAGCATACCGTGCTGGTCGGTCACGAATGAGCGGGCAAACTCGATAGCGGCTGGTGCTGTCCCATCTTCTAGTGGGGTGGCAAGCGCGCTGAATGGGCGCAGGACGGGCAGACATTCGCTAAGCTGCCACTCCCACATATCTTCAAAATAGATAGCGTCATGGTGCAAGTCGCCTGGCTGCAAAATGATGCTGCGTCCTTCAAAAAGAAGGTGCTTAATTTCAATGCCATAAGGCAGATAAGGAGCCAGCACTTCCAGGCTAGTCCCGACAACTTTTTGTGTGGTTCCCATAGCGTATTACTTGGTTGAGGTGGGGGCCGAAATGATTTTGAACTCGATGCACCAGACCCAGGGGTTGGTATTCCAGCTTTCAGCGCCATTATCACTTACCCACTGGTCCTGCCATGCTTTCGGGTACCAGTCTTTGTAATTGGGGCTGACCTCATCACTAGCCAGTTCAGGCGGGCATACAAAGCCTTGCGCCCGAATATCTGAGCGTGTGATATCGCGTAGGCGCTCAACTCGTATGGCCGTAATCTCTAGCAGGATGCGGCTGGCCTCGCGGGGCATCGTAACGGCACCCTTCCACGCATGGCCCACGGGCGGCACCAAGCCCTGGTAGGTTTCGCCCCAAGCTTCGCGCCCCCGAATGAAGCCATCGCTATACAGGATGGGGGAGCTGTCGCCTAACTCTTTCCAGTCGTAGCGCATTGGGAAGAACTTCTCGCGCACCCACAGCCGGTCGCCAACCTTGCCAAAAGGGCAATACACGAAGGTTAGCGGGCCGCCTTTGGGATGCTCAAACTGTGCACCGAAGCGAATCGGCAGGCCGTTTGTAGTGCCTACTTCACAAGAGGGACTGCTATTCAGCCCTTCTTGACTGAGCCAACTAGCCTGGTAACCAGCGCCAGGCTTCACTATGCGCCGGAACTGAGATTGTCGGCCAGCCAAAATAGCCTGTACCTCGTGCGGCTTGGCAATCAAAGGATGTTCCATAAATTTTGGGGGCGGGGTGTTAGCGTATAGGAGTGGGGGAGGGGGCTAGGCAGCGTGGGCTAGGGCCGGCTTGCGGCGGCTCAGAGCCTTAGCCAGCTGTCCGGTTGACAGGGTGGCTAGCAAGTCGAGCTGAGCTTGCTTAGCGGCCGGTATCTTGCCCTTCTTGTAGCGGCGCTGGGCATAGTCGGTAGGAGTGGCGTCGAATAGCTCGAAAGAGGCTAGGTTGCGCAGCGTGTAGCGGCTCGTAATCACCCACCACATATTGTTGATATTGTGATAGGCTATCCCTCGCATTAGGCGGCCCGTGAGGCTATCGCGGAAGTACTTTATTTCGCCACACTTGATGATTTTCTTATCCCTGTCAAAGCTGTTGCAGCGGTGGTCGTAGTCCTCCATCATACCCTCGATTTCGCTAAGGCTCTGAATCTTGCTGCGAGTGAAGGAGGTTGTTTGGAAGTTGTGCAGTAATCGACCAGCGGCCTCGGTTGGCTTGTCGGCAGTGGTGTAGAAGCAGCCCACGCGCTCAGCTATAAAGGCGGTCAGCCGCTGCTTAGCATAGTCGAATAGCTTGCCCGTTAGGTAAGGCATTTTGCGACGCTTGTCGAAATCATACTCCCCGCCATTTTTATTCTCGCGCACTACGTTTTGGAAGAACTCGAACTTGAAGCCAGTCGGGTAGATGTCTGACTTAAACTCAAGCACCCCGCGTTTGCCGTAATCGTGCAGGGGCGAAAGGATGGGGAACTGCTTTTTGATATAGGCGTCCTCCCCAACTTTGAAGCCTAACTGCCCCAGCATAGCTAGGCAGGCGCGATACAGCTTGTAATGAGGGATTGACGCAACCGACTTAACGGCGCGGTGCTTGGCTGTCACTTCGTAATCAGCGGCACGGAAACCTATATAGGTCTCGAAGGTGTGGATGCTTGCGGCCTTATCCATAACGGTCTAAAAAGGCAATCCCCGGTACCCGCCTTCTGTCAAAAGCGAGCCGGGGAGCCTGAATAGCCGGTCTGGCAAGCAGCCGGTGGGTGAAGAGGGAGCAAAGCCGTGACAGCGGCCTAGCGCGGGCCTCGGTGGGCGGGCGCCAATTGCGTATACAAATATAATAAACGTGTACACAAATACAATAAGCGATAGCACAATTGTTTTTTGTGTACCTTTGCGGCCTATGGCTGGCCGACCTGCATTACCCGACCCTACTGAACCTGTGACCGTGCGCGCCAAGCGTTCAGTGAAGGCGAAATTCCTAGCGATTGCTGAGAAGGAGCGGCGCAAGCCATCCGAGTTAGGCGGCTTGGTGCTAGAGGATTACGTAGCGGCGTGGGAGCTTAAAAACGGCCCTATTACACCCAAAGAGTAGCCACTTTTGCGGGCTCTCTCCTTCCTATATAGTAGGAGAGGCGCCGGGGTGGTCAGTCGGGGTATAGCTCAGGCGTTTTCGCCGCGTAGAAGTCGTAGGCTTTCGGGTCAATGAGCTGCATCCGGCGGATAATCTCAGCCCACGCCTGGGGCCATTTCTTGGCGAAGAGCGGGCGCTTGAACTCGTATTCGTCGTGGCACTTTCTACAGCTTTGCAGCCAGTTGAGCGGGTTGTTCTTGTGCTCTTCGTATAGGTGCTGGCTGTACAGGTGGCTGTGTTCGACGGGGCCGGCCTTGCCACAGACGCTACACCAACATTGCTCGGCATCTTCGGCTGCGGCGTAGGCAGCGCGCTGCTCTTTATCGGCGGCGGCTTTCTTCGCGCTCTTCTTTTTGAGCGGGCCGCCGGGCCGTAAGCCAGTGCCGCGGGCTAGTTCAGTGTAGCGGCGCAGCATGGCTAATTGAGAAAGTGCCCCACTGCTAGGCGGCGAATAGGAGAGAGGCGCATGAGCACAGCCCAACGGTGGGCGTAGTGGCGGCTCAGAATGTAGTGGCCGGGGTTGCGGAGGCGTTTCATCCTACTTCAGCTGTTAGTTTTTCTAGCAGTTTCGCGCCGCCCGCAATCGTGCCTACCCATTCGGGGTACTGGCTTAGCAGACCGTAGGCTTTCACCAGTTCTTGCCGGTCCCGCTTATGCAGCTGCAAGCCAGCCAGCAAGCGCACCGTTTCATTAAGGCGGTGCATAGTAGCCTCGTCAGGCCGGGGCGTAATCGGCGGGGCAAAGGCTAGTGGTGGGCGCTTTGCTGCCTGCATTTCCACTAGGGAAAGCCTGTAGGCGTGCATTCCGTCCTTACTCTCGGGGGTGGGGCTGACTTCCAGAAAGAGCCGCCCAACCAAGGTCGTCGCCTTGTGCGCCTGGAAGCATTCGTCAGCGCGAGTAGTCGAGAAGAATTGCAGGGCTTGGCTGCCATTACCGCCCGACTGCCGTTTCCAGACAAAGGGCTTACGGCCAGCGATAGGCCCGAAAATCAGAAACCAAGCGCCATCTTCGTCGGCGGCCAATGTGACCAAGCCGCCTTTCTGCTGCTTTAGCTTGGTAGAAGCTACACTGTTGAGCACCATAGCGCCATCGCGGCGCACACTGAAAAGCGGGGGCGTGTTGGGGTTGCGCGCTGGGGGCAACTGGTCATAGAAGGTTAGTGCCATTACTTGCCAGTGCTGCCGAACCCCCCGGCGCGGGTCGTAGTGACAACTGGCAGCATCTCGGGGACTATTACGAAGCGGGCAATAACTGCTTGCGCTATGCGGTCCCCTGGGTTCACCGTAAAAGGCTGGTTGCCGTGGTTGATAAGGATAGCCGCTATCTCGTCTCGATAATCGGGGTCCACCGTGCCAGGGCTGTTCACAATCCCGATACCATGCTTGAGTGCCAGCCCACTGCGGGGCCGTACCTGCAACTCGTAGCCGCTGGGTAGCTTGGAGAATACGCCAGTGGGGAAGGGTGCCCATTCCCCAGGCTGTAGGGTGTGTGGCTCGTCTATCTCCGCTCTCAGGTCGAAGCCGGCCGATTGGCTGGTGGCGTAGTGGGGTGCTTCATGCTTACCCACATAGGTTATCTCAGGCTTATTGACAGTTTCCATTGTTATGCTTGTTCTAGGGCGGCGAAAGGGCGGGCCATATCTTCGGCTTGCGCTACTAGCTTGCGGCGCTGGTCGGCCGGCAGGTAGCAGAGGCAGCGGGTTATCTGCTCGGACTGATTGCTGACCTCGTTCATGTAGTCGGCCGTGCCATCTACCAGCTTGGTAGCTAGGCGGGCGAACACGCGTTCCGATAGCTTGCGCAATTCAGTCCAAGCGGCTTGCAGCTTCTTGTCCGGCGTTTTGAAGGCTGCCAGCCCGCGCATGGAGCTGTTCAGCGAGTTGAGGGCACAGCCGCTTTGTACAATCAGCGCGGCGTGGGTGGCATTAGCGTTGGGGTCCATCTTGTTTTCTGAAAATGTTACGTTGTAGACTGGTGGTAAAAGCCTCGGCATCCTGCACGTAAGTGGCGTCAACCGGCGCCGCAGCGCGGTACAGTCCCAGGCCAAAGGGCGGCCGGTTGACGAACTCGTAGTGGGTGCCGCAGCTATCTAGGTAGGTGCCCAGCGGCGGGGCGGGGGCTTTATTCTTGCGAGTGGCAGAACTCATAGAGGCGGCCATCTATCGGGCGAGGCGTACAGAAAGCCAGAATCAAAGCGCGGGCGGCCCGGCGGCCAAAGAGCCAGCACCAGCGAAGCACCTTGCAGGCGGCTATCACCAGCAGGGCTAGCAGGACTAAGAAGCCTGTGGCTGCTTCCTGTATCCAGGGGCGGGGGTGGGGCGTGCTAGACATGGGCAGTCCCTTCCATAATGCTAGTGGCCTCCTCGTTCAGCTTGTCAATCACTGGCTTAATGCTGCCAGCTAAGTTTATAGCCTCCACGCGAGCGTTAAACATGGCCTCCTCAGCGTCTGCGCTCATCTTGCGTACCATTGACTTAGGCAGGCGGTCCAGCACAGCCACCAATTGAGTTAAGGCCTGCGCCGACTTACTCAGGTGAAGCACGGCTTGGAAGTCAGTGGGCAGCGACTGCCAGCGCGGCATATTAGCGGGCGGCAGGGCGCGCAAATGGGTGGCTAACGTGCCAAAGGGTAGCCCCGAGGCTTGCAGTACCAAGTCTTTATGCGCAGATTTATAAGGTAGTCTGCGCAGTAAGTCGAGTTGGTCTAGCTTATGAATGAGGTCTTTCAGATTCTCTGCCTCATCATCCCAAGCCTCGGCGGGGCTGTCTTCCTTACTAGTAGTGGTGGGCACGGCGTACCGGAAGCATTGCTTTACCCAGGACTTGCCTTCGGTGTGCATTCCGAAGTTGAAATAGATGTTGCCCTTTTTCTTTAGGATAATCTCTTGGCCGTCATAGGCGGTATCTTTCTTCTTGACCCCGTGAAACAGGTGATGTTGCACGCCATCGACATTGCCATAAATCAGCAGCGTGTCGCCATCCGATATTTCAGCATAGCTTTTAACTGGCACCCACTGGCTGGCGGCGGCTTCTCCTCTTTCATATAAGGAGGGAAGCCCGGAGGGGGAGGCGACAGCGTTTTCAGCAGCTTCGTAGTCGGCATCTAACTCATCCGACAGCCTCTCTATAATTGCCAGCTTAGCATGGTGCTCCTCAATCTGCTCAAGCGTCGGCTCTATGCTTTGGAAAGCTTTCTCCGCCTCATCAAGGCAGTCAATTATAGCCTCCTTTACCCGCCACACGGCAATAACCGCCTCTCCAGGTTGAGCTACGTGGGCTAGTTTCGCATTGGGAGAGAGGGGCGCAGGCGGGGCGGCTTCTTTCTCTAAGGAAAGAATAGCGGGGGAGGCGGCCATCTGATAAAGCTCTGTCGCGATATTTAAAACGCGCAGCATATCTATCGCTAGCAAGTTGGCAGGTACGTCAGGGTTACTAGCATAAGGCAGTAAAGCCTTGTCGTAACCAGCCAGGGTAGCGGCCTTAAAACCATAAGGGTCAAATGCCAAGCCGGTTGGCTTGCCTTTGGCCGCCAATATTTCTTCGTTCGTCATAACTTTGGGTTGAGTTAAGGTTTTAAATGCCCCACCCACAGGCTTATTGGCTATCCCTGCGGGTGGGGTGTGAGACTAAGCGGCGGCTTCTTGCTTGGCTCGGGTGGCGCGGGCTAGCCAGTAATCGGGGCGGCCTTTCTCAGCCTGTTTGCGGTAGCAGCGGGCGAAATCCCGCCAGAGGGCAGCGCGGCGCTCAGCAGTAGTGAGTTTCATGCGGCGAGGTCGGAGGCAAAGCCCACGGGCACGTTATGAGTGCGGCTGGCCGTAGCAGCCAGGGCGCGGAGCTTGTCGAGCATCCGGGCGCGTTTGGTATTGGCGGCGTGGAAGAAGAGCGCTAGCAAGCGGGCGGGACCGGCGGTGGCTGCATCGCGGCGGCCTGCTTCTATCTCGCCTAGGTTGAAGAGGTAGTCTTCGCGCAGCAGGTTCGTAACCAAGGCCCGGCCGGCGCACAAGCCATCGGCGGGCTCCGGGAAGTAGTTGGCCCAATGGGGGTTCTGTTCCCGAATCAGCATCTCTAAAAGCTGACCCACGGCCTCTACTTCGTATTTCGTCAGCTCAACCGGCGGCACGTCGGCTAGCGTAGCCCGCAGGCGGGGCGGCAGCATTGGATGCTGAATCAGAAAGGCAGGCAACTCTCGGAGCATGGCGGCGGCGGCTACAGGGGAATAGGGGGAGCGGGCGGGGCGGGTGGCGGGGCTGTCTCAGTGGCTAGCTTTTCGCGCAATTCACGCAGCGTTCGGGCTAGGCTGACGCACTTGCCAGTGCATTTGGGCTTGCTCATCTGGTCAGGCGGGCTTCGCAGTGGAGCCTAGCACACTCAGGCCGTGCCGCTGGCCTTCTACTTGGCCGGCAATTCCTTGTGGGCGGGCCAGGGCCTCTGCATCCCGGATAGCAGCAGCCAAGTGTTTCTTATTGGTGGGGGCCGACACAGCAGCCAGGAAGTGTCCGGCGGCGTTGGTGACGGTAATCATTCCATTACTTACTGTGGTTGGCATGGCTCTTAGAGGTGATAGGTGGAGTGGGCAGCAGCTTGTGTTTCGTCGTAGCGGCCGGCGGGGCCGATAGCAGTCAGACGGTCGGCTTCGCGCTGGCGGGCGCCTTCTGCCATTACTTGGCGCTCGTAGAAGGCTTGCAGCGTCTCAGCTGCTTTGATAGCCTCCTTATCACCAGTGCGCTCGGCCTGCACTAGAGCGTGGGTAGCATTTACTAAGCGGTCGGTGTTCGTCATCTCCGGCATGGCGGCGGCTTCTTGTTGGGCGGTAGGCATGGCGGGCTAAAAGGGAAGGCTATCAAGTATTTCTAGATTGGGAAGCGGTATTTGCAGGCAAGCCGGCGGGGGCGGCTCGGTGGCGACCTTTTGCAATTCTGCTTGCCTCACCAAGCGCAGGTGGCAGTCGCGGCAGGGGTCTTCCTCGTAGAGCCGCCCGGTATGCTGGCACGGCTTATCCAGTTCTTCGTAATGCAGCAGATAGCTCATGGCGGCAGCGACGGTATAGCTAGGGGGAGTGGAGAGGCGCGCTAGGCTTCCTCATTCAGCCACTTGTAGACCCGAATGGCTTCGCGGGCTTGCTCTTTGGTGGCGAAGCGGGGCTCACCATCGTTATAATCGAACTTGGCGTTGGCGTGCTTGAGGTTAGCACTCTCCTTTTGCCCTTCGTAGAAGCACCAGAACTCGTCACCATGGTAGATAGGCGTGCCATCCTCACACTTGAAAAGTGGGCCTAGGGCGCGAAGCTTGAAGTCAGCAGGCCAGAAGGGGTACCAGTAACGCTTGTGAGCTATTTCGGCAAGAAGGTCGGCCGGCGCGCCTCCTACACCAGAGAGAGAATCAGACATGGCGCTAGGCGGGGGTGTAAGTGATTTGCCCAACCCAGAAGTCTTTTGTGCGGTCGGCCAAGTCAGGCACAACCTTTTTGCCCGCAATACCTTTTAGATAGGCTGCTATAGCTTCGTCTGGCGTATTGCCCTCGGCAGAGAAAGAGGTAGTCATGCCAGACAATTGACTACTGGCATCTAGTGAGAGCGAATAGCGGGTATTATCGTTGTGCTCAAAACAGGCCCACCACTTGCCAAAGCCAGACTTCGCGGCCTGCTCTGGCGTGCGCTGCTTTACAGTCATTTCAAGCCCGTGCTTTTGCTCGAAATCAGCTAGCGAGATTTGCTCGTCATAGAGCGGGAGAGATTCAACTTTCATAACTTACAAGTGCTTTACAATGAGATAAATGACAACGCCCCAAATCGTCACCCCAACTGGCAGCAGGTAGAGCGTAACTCGCAGCAACCCCCACGACACAGGCGGAGCGGCGGCTTCAGTAGAGAGGGAAGTAGCGGGCATGGGTGGGAATGGGGGAGTGGGTTAGAAAGGCAGGTCTTTGGTGTCGCCTGATTCGCGATAGGCGGCCCACAACTCCTCAGAGGTCGGCGGCTCGGATTCGCTCGGCGGCTCGTGCACGAGACATTGGCAGTGCTCGTAGACCTGCCCGCACTCGTCGCAGTTCGTGTCGTCGTCGCCCCATCCATCGTAGGCGTCGGTATCCTGTAGTTGGTCGCGGTAGCTCATGGCGGCTAGCGAACTGACTTAGTGGGCACTACTGCATAGGGCTCAGCGGTGCGGGTTCTCGCGTCGTGCTCGGCTGACCTCACCCCTGCTTGTAAAGGCAGGCGGGCAGGGGCGGCACAGGAGCCCAGCAGGCCAGAGAAAAGCAGGGCGGCCACCAGCCCTAGCCCTAAGTGCAGGGCCCCGTTCTTGGCAGGTGGGGCGGTGTAGTCGTAGCGGGTGGGCTGGGTAGCCAGTAGGTCGGCGTACTTCTCGTCGGTGGTAGTAGTGGTTGATTCGGGGGCTTTCATGGCTGAGAGTTGTTGAGGTGTGTAACAACATTGTTGTTTGATATTCCAAATGTAGCAACAACTTTTGACGTATACAAGTAATAGTTGTCAAAAGTTGTTGCTACAAAGGGTAAAAAAATAGCTAGGCAGCCAACTTGCGCATAGTCGCCTTCTCCCACCATACATCGCGCAGCGCCTCAAGCAAGCCTAGTTGTGTTTTGATATAGCCTCGTCGCACAGCAAAAGCCATGTTTTCTTCTAAAGCGGTCAGCTCCTTTAACTCAGCAGCCGTGGCTAACTGACGTATGCCAGTCTCATGCCGCCCAAATACTAACAGATTCAGCGCTCTGGCAATAGCGGCAAAGTCCACGCCCACGAATGAAGCCACCGCAGAACTAAGACCACGATACATATTCCCAGCCTCAATCCGATTTAATAGTAGGCTATCAGTGAGCCAAATAACGGTTTTTGCATAGAGCATCGGGTTTAGCTCCATTGCAATAAGTATCCAGATATACGGGTCACACCAAGTTGTACGCGTGTCGCCCCGGCCGGTAGTCTTGTAAGCGCCGACGCTCTTTAGCACTTTCACCAAGCCCTGTTTTTCAACGCCTTTCATAAACTCCGAGAAATCGGATTTTATGAAATCGCGTTCCTGCAATACATAATAGATACGCTCGGCATTGCTAACCGTAGCTAGCACGTCGTAGGCGTTGCGGTCACTCCATCCGTGCTGAGCGCGAGCGGCCCCGTAGGCCCCTTGTAGGTCGGCTAGGTTGAGGTGTCCCGTCTTTGACTGCTGCCGAATCTTGATGCCGAATAACTCCCGGTCAGGCGAGAGCATGATAATATTGGTTTTCACTAGTTACTTGGCAATAAGGTGAGAGGGAAGTTTATTAGTATCTACTGCTAGCATATACCCCAGCAACGCATAGAGCAGCTTTGCCACGCGCTCTATATCATACTCAGGATTATAGAACAGCTCATTAGCTACCCCGCCCGCGAAAATGATGCGCCGGAAATTGTCTGTTAATGCCCCATTGCGAATGTCTTCATTTAACTCGTCTTCTAATTGGTCGGCTAGGCTCATGGGCTGCATTTCTCCATCCTCGCCTTTGCGATAAAGCGTTAGCTCCTTGCCAGTATGCGCGAACATTTGCCGGAACCCAAAATGCGACTGCTGGGCTACCATTAGGGTGAAGGGCTCGTAGTCTGCTACTTCGCTGCTGCCTAAGCATTCGCCTCGTGTCTCATCGTTAGGGAAGAATCTGGCTAGCTCTAAGGCTAGGCCGTATTCGGCCTCAACCTCGGCAGCAGGCCGGTCAACTATAACCCAGACTGGCTCACCATCTGCATCTACACCATCTTGTCGCCAGTCCTCATTTTCACCGCCGTACTCATCGAGCAGGTATTTGCGGTTAGCGTGGGCGAACACGCTCAAAGCTCCACCATGCACTTGATAGAAGTCCTCCAGTGTCTTATGGGCACTCACCGTAGCATCGTACAGGCTTCCTAGGCTAGTCCGCAGGCCAGCTAATCGGTAGAAGATACGCGCCGGTGCCGTGTCTTCATTGCTAGCCGACTGCTTTTCAACATCAGCAAAACAATCGCGCGGCTCGGTAGACAGGGCTAACACATGCAGGCCATGCAAGTACTTGTTATACAAATCAAGTAGGGGTGTAGGCGGCCCTTTTATTGGGTCTAGAATAAACATTATGCTGCGATTGATTGAAGTTGTTGATTATTTTTTGCGGGGTACAGCACGCAGATAACCTTTAAGGCTTCTAGGCCAGCAGGGTACTCCACGCGGCCAGCGACGGCGCGGTAAAGTAGCTTAAGGTCAATATCCTTAAAGTGGTCGCCTACACGCATACCGTAGTTCTTGGGTAGCGGCTTGAGGGCCGCAAAAGCCTTGCGAGAGGCTTCTAGGGAAGGTTTTTTGGGAGCGGGCATGGGTAGAATTGTTGTTAGTGTCAAAACTAGTTGTATGTTTGCAACGTTAAACGCGCCATCAGACAACCTGAACGCAACAAAGATAGCAAAAGTTGTTTACTATAACAACGATTTTTGCCAATCATTTCTGAATTAATCAACAATTCTCATATAAACATGGAAGAGCCCCCCAAGCACCCTGCGGTCGCAGCCCTCTTTGCTGAGCTGTTGGCCGCAACCAACCTGAACGCTGCTGGCCTAGCCAAGAAGCTAGACATTACGCCGCAGGCCGTTTCTAACTACGTAGTCGGCCGCAATGAGCCCGGCCGCAAGATGATGGCCGCTATTATTAAAGCCTTCCCTGCTATTAATGCAGTATGGCTCGCCACTGGCGAGGGGGAGCCCTTCCCGAATGGCGTGCACAACGAGAAGGCAGAGCCAGCTTACAAAACGAACCTACGCCAAGCGGCGGCTCTCATTGATAAAATAGCGGCCCCCTCTACACCAGTAGCCGCAGAGCCCGAGCCCGCCCGCTTCACCACCCAGCGCGAAACCGTAGCCGAAGCCGAGAATATCCTGCTTCGGGAGCGCATAGCCGATAAGGACGTAATTATTGAAATGCTTCGCGCTGAATTGGGAAAGTCAAACGATAGCCCAGACGCAGCCGGCTCCTTCCCCACCAGCCCCCGCAAGCCTATCAGTGGCTTCATGACGGATGCCCAGCGCGCAGAGATTGCCGAGGCGTTCAATGAAGTGATTGAAGAGGAAATGTCGGAAGGCTCGGCCGTGGTAGTGCGCCGCTGAGCTATCGTAAAACGCGAGTAAGGTGCCCAGCTAGGATACCCACCTATTAAGGGCCTAGTGAAAAACCCTGCTAGCGTTGCTGCCAGCCTATTTTAAGCAAGAATTTGGCTTTTCAAAAGTAAAAGCTTATTTTTGCACCTCATTTGCCAG